CTCTCCAAGGTTAAGTCTATCATAAGAATTTAGGGTATTGTCGTAAATACTCACCATAATTATAAGACTAAGATACTAATGGTTATCATAAATGAAGGAGAACACGATGGCACAGCAAACATTAGTAGATACCAACTAAACGATTCAGGAGAATTTGAACCTATTGCATTAATATGAGAACGAGAGTAGTTATATTATACCGATTCGAGAAGATTGACGATACACCTGTTTACATTGCCGTAGCAGGTGTATCTATTATACGGAAAGGGAAGAAGACGGGTGGAGCATTTCACTTCCTTCTGCCAGCTGTATATGATCATAGAGAGAATGGTTACATTCCCAATACCAGAGAGAAGGTTCTTTGTATGGAAGATGAAGAGTATTATGAGAGTATTTCTCATTTTGTCGATAAGAAATTTAAAGTTTCTTGGAAATATACCAAAGTTCTTAAAATCAAAGATATTAACCCAGAACAATAAAATTATGTCTTTAGTAAATTGTAATGAAATGCAGACGGAAACTCTTTTGAAGAAGTATTTTAAAAGAGAACCAATGGTCACCAGTATAACTTCCGATAAAAAGGAGTATTACATCAAAACTCTTTCCATTCCTTCTTTTGTTTCTGGAGAATGGGTTTATAAGAATTGGAACAATAATCTCACAGGCAAGAAAATACGTGTTAGTCACGGACGTCTTCAAAAAGGAGATCGACGATATGATGTAAGTTTTCGGGAACCTTCTGAATTAACAGAACCGCTAAACCGAGCTTGCGAGAAAGCAATCCAGAACTATGAAAATGCAAATGATCTCTTTTTAAATGAAGAAACGGGGATTGTTAAAGTTTATTTGCGACATCCCGTGACAAAAGGATTTGTATTAGGGATATTCTTCACTGCTTTATTGTATTGGTTATTCTCATGAGACGATACGAAATGGGTGAGTGGCCAGAAGTTTGCGATGAGTTCAAACGTTTATTTAAAGTGGACGCTCGGGAATTTCTGAATTGGAGACTTTGCTATGATAATCGATGGAACGTTATTCTGGATAAGAAAGCAATAAACCGATATATGACTTTGCGTTATAAATATCAAAGATTGAGAATACAGCTACCAACGTTTATTCTAAGGAAATTTGGAATTGAAGCGTATAATTTATACAAAAGAGTAACATTATGATAACAACCTTCAATCAAGCTCTTCCGGAGCTTCAGAAAATAGCTAAGAAGATGGAAGTTCCTCTGGCTCGTAATATGTCAAAAGTATTAGACGTTTATTTCCAACGTCATCCCCTTCTGAAAGTAGGAGATATTTTTACAACATTCTTTCAGACAAGAAAACCTTTGAAGTTTAAAGTCAAAGCAATTGATCACAAGAAAGGAACCGTGACCGTGGAATGTTGTTTCGGTCATCACCTTTTACAAGATTTGCAGGAATTTCCCTATTCTTGGGAGGAAACTTGGGAAGACCTTGCAATGGTAGAACTGGCTTTGGAGATTGGAGAATATAAATTAATCGAAAATATTCATGAAACAAAAATTCATTAACTTATTGCTTTGGTTGTTAAAGAAACTGAAGTATGAACCTGTAGATTCCTTAATCAGTTCTACAATAAATCCGTATATTGCTCCCGTGGTAGTAGGAGAGGTTAAATTAAGTGCAACATTTTCTCATTCTTACTATGAAAAATTAGAAGAGGAAGAAATAAAAAACATTCTTGTAAAAGGAATATCTCAACAATTTGAGAGTTTATGCAAAGAACGCATTGTCATTTCTCTTTTGCCGAGCTTGGAACCTGAAAAGAAGTGGTTGGGATGTGTAACCTTCTTTATAACTAAAAACATTGATGATCAAAATAAAATTTAATAATGAAAAAAGAAGACTTTAGAACAAAGTATCATTGCTGCATGGTTCAAGTAGGCGGAGAAGATAGTAATGACAATGATATTTTCAGAAACATCATTTCCGTAGAAAAGATGTGTGACGAGATGGGAATAAAATGTCGTCAGTTAGGGAATAAACAAAGCTTGAGACTGTGGATAACAGATCCTTTTATGCCGGAACGTCCTCGATACCTTCCTTATATCACTTATAAGTATGAAGATTTTCTTCTGGATTTTGAAAATACCAAAGTTATTTCCGAAGACTTTACGGACGTTGAAACTGAATTGTCTCGAGTGTTTGTAGAAGGGAAAGTCATACGTAGATGTACCGCTGATCTTTCGGGATATATCATGTCTCTAACAAACCAAAGAGTTTCACTTTGGACTAATCCAGAAGGAGAACGAAAGTTTGTTGTGTTCGGCAAAGGAGTATTTCAATTAACAAAAATAGAGTATCATGTTTAATTACTACTGGGATTTCTTCGGTATAGATTGGTTTACCACAAGCGAACCATCTGAGGAGAAAGACGTTTGGACTTCTGCGCCGAGAATAGACAAGTTCACTCCAGCTCAAAGACATAAGATACAATCCCTTCGGGAGAATGCGGAGGATGTAGAATTTGAAGAAATTAACCCAAATAAAGATAAGTAATATGGATAAGAAAACAAGAAAAGCAAACGAAGCTTTAAAGAAAGCTCAGCAAACCGTAAAAGAGAGAAAAATGAATTCGTTGAATGCCGTTCGTAAACCAGCCGAACCGGAAGTTAGAAAAGAAGCTTTTGAAAAAGCTCTTTATAAGGAAGCAACATTCTTTTATGCTACTCTCAAACGTAACGTAGTTTGTACCTCCAAAGAAACCTCTATGATCTTGAAAGGTCAATTGGTAAGAGTTATGAGCGGTTCAGGATATGGCGATCCTGTCTTCACTACAGACGGAAGAATGGGTTTAGCAACCGATTGTGATTATTCAAGATTGACTTGGTGATGAAATTCAAAGTAAAATTTTTCGGAGCCAAAGCGGCTAAGGGAGAACAAGTGAAACTGGTTCGGACGGAGGTAGAAGCTTCTGAGCGTTCTGCCGTGGAAAGAGAGTTAAAGAAGCAGTACAAAGTAATTAACGGTTTAAAGATTCATTAATTATGGAGAAAGAAAAGGTTTCAAACCGTAAAGCGACATTTATAGCTTTTGTTCTTTGCTTGGTAGTTCTAACTATCTTCACGCTTTATCAGATTTTTTCTGGAGGAGAGAAATATCCGTCTTGCGTACGAATAGCAGAAAAAATTGGAGAGACGAATGAATACACGGTTTATCGAATGAAAGAATATCGTTTGGTAACCGTAAGCGTAGATACGATTAAGAAGAAGGAGCGAGTCAAGAGCACTTTGGAATACGAAAGATAAGACATAAGCAACAGTTATAAAAGGGTAGATATCAAAAATATTTACCCTTTAATTTTGTATAATTATGAAAAGTTTATATGTAGATGTAAATAGTCGTAGCGTTCAGATTTCCAGAGTAGGAATAGGATTGAACGTTTCAGCGGCTGGAGTAGTAACGGAAATAGAGCCTAATCAGTTCGTTAGGATTAAGGCTACGGGCGGGGATGCCGTAATTAAGCTTGAGAATGACGGAGGTGATGGCGTAGTAATCTCTGAAGGGGAAACTGAGTATTTCTATATTGATCGTCCTCTGGAGCTTGTATCTGGTGCTATTAATGTAATGTACTAAGCTTATGATGTTTCGATTTGGAAAGATGGGTAGTAAAGCCAAGGCAAAGACGGGTTCTCCCGTTCCGCCCACGCCTACTTATAAGCAAGACTTTACAAAATGGACAAATGAAGGAGGCGCAACATTAACCGCTCATACAATTACAGGAACAAAGCAACCGACCGATAATCAAGAAATAGTAAGCGTTCCCGTTTCTGTTTATAACAATGTTCCTTGGAAGTTAAACAACAAGGAAACTGTACAAATAAATATGATGACTCGGAAGGGCGGTTCGATGATCAATCAGTATTTGATAAATCCTGGAGAGAATAACATAGATTTGAGTTCGGATATTGCCGGAGGAGCGGACAGTATTCTCATTTATATCTCCACTTCTTCCTCTCCAATTCCCTATTCTTTAGAGGAAACGCCAACTCTTTAGTTAAGAAATTGCCCAAAATAGTTAAAAAGCGGAGAGTTACCAAAAATTCTTCGCTTTTTATTTTGCCGTTTGCTAAATAGTTTCTACCTTCGTATCAGAAAACAATTAAAAACATACGGTTATGGCAGTTTACAGAGAAGGTTACAAAGCAATAGAAGCTATAAAAAGAGCAAGTAAAAGAATTTACAACGATGCTTGCGACTTCGGTGCTCCTACTAAAAAGGGAGACAATATTTGGAACTACGCTAAACAACTTTGCGATTGGTACGGAATAGAAGGAACGAGAAAGGAGAGCCGATATGCTACTGGCTGTACTCTTACTCAGGACGTGAAACTGATAGACGAATGGGCTGTAAGTGATGAACGCAAGAGTTTGGAAGCGGCAACGGAGATTTATACAGTTACCTTCATAACTTGTACTGACGGTCAATGCAAGGGTATGAACGGATACATTTACATATCAAAGAAATGAAAACAAGAGTAGCATATTCAGTCATAATCCTTGTAGTTGCGATAGTAGCTAATTGGATATACATAGATGTAGTTTGGGGAACTTTCGGAGCTTTTCTAAACGATTGTTTAATTAGGTCACTTATTGGAATAGTTTGTTTAGTAGTTATATTAGTAGCAATATCATTAACTTCAAAAAGATAATTATCATGAAAACATTGGAACTGACAAATGAAGAGTTATACAATTTGTATTTATCTCTTTTGGGAGTGGATAATGAAAGTTATATTCCCATCAAAAACAAAGTGAAAAAAGCTTTGGGTTATCCCGTACCTTTTCAGTACGATCAAAGCTATGAGAACGTAGCCAAGCTGATGATGGAAGCTATCCAATATGATAGCGGAGCGGCAACTCTTTTTAATCCGGAAACATACCCGTCTGAGTGGGTAGATGCTATCAGTCAAGCGGCTGAAACCTTCTTCAAAGCTAATCCAGAATATTTCAAGGAAGAAGGTATCGAAAGAATAGGAATCGGACTTGGAGAGGATAGTGAAGAATGTGATGAGTTGGAAGGATTCCAGAGATTGAATCAGGTTCTTAATGATTATTTTGAAGAACTTTAAAACCTAAAGATATGGAAGAGATATTATTCGTTCTTGATGGACGTTTCGGGAAGAAAGTACTGAAACCCAAATATCGGAAAGTGTGGAGATTCTTAACAAAAGCAACGTTATTTGCTTTAGCAACGATAGCTTTCTTTATAGCGTTGCAGATAATGACAATGTGTTCAGATTGTATTAATAATTTAAGATAGGAGGATTAATTATGTTTTTGATATTTTGGATTTTATTGTGTATTATACCTTGTGCAATTGCTAACAATCAAGGTAGAAGCGGTTTAGGTTGGTTTATTCTGGGCGCTCTAATTTCACCGTTCTTGTCAATAATTATCTTGCTTTGCATTGGGGAAACCGAAGAAAAACGTAAAGAGAAAATTGCTAAGGAAGAGTTTTGGAGAAGAGAGATTCAGCGTAAATTATCTCAAGAAGAGGAATCTAAAAACGATTCATCGGTAAATTTAGGGAAGACCGTAAACGATTTATTCAATGAACGCAGAAACTTACGATAAGATGATGAGAAAGTTTGATAGAGAAATCTTCAAACAACAAAAGTTTCTGGGTTTGGTAATGAGAGTTATGCACCGAAAACCAGAAGAGCAAAAAGAAATTTTAGCCAATGCTTGTCCGATTGACGGAACCATAGATACCCAGATTGAATATACCAAGAAGAAACTTTATCGTCTGGTTCGTGCACGGGATAATCTAAGAAGAAGAGAGGAAGGAAAGAGTTGATGGGAGGATAGTTGGGAGCTTGCTAATGACCTTTTTTCTTCTTTAAAGCGATTTACCTATATATAATATAAAGAAACAAGAGCAATCATAAATTTGATGTTATGGAAAGAATAAGAAAAATTGATCAATACCTCAAAAGTGATACTTTGCTGAATCGAAGAATCGGGGAATTGACACGGGATATAAAAGTAATCAAGAATGTCTTGACAGGTAAGCGAGCAAACTATACCAAACATTCGGTAGAAACTTTAACAAACTACCTTTCAGAAGCCCAAGAAGAACTTAACCAATATCTGGAGTATAAAGACACTTTGTCAACTTCCCAAGGTTGAAAGGAGGGGGACAATAGGGGGAGAATTATAGCGTGTATGCGTAGTATACAGGCGTACATACAGGAGTGTAAAGCTATCAAGGATTAAAGCTAAAAATACTGTATTGAAGTTTTTGAAAGAGATTGTCAAGAGGAAACTTGTAACTTCAATCCTAAAAGGGTAACCATCAAAGTTTCTTCTCTCCAGATATAAAACCTTTCGTTATGGAAATTGTAAAGAAAATAGCAAGATATATTCTCCGCAAAGAGTTAAAACTACAAGAAGTCGCTTTTGAAACTCAAGCGGGTTTTAATTCACGATATACCCAGAGGTTTGAAGAATTCGAAGAACAAGTGAAGGAATTGAGAGGGCAAGTGTATGAATTGAAGAAACAAAGAAGAGGACCAATCATTTCTCCATTAATGCTTTCTAACATCGTATCAATTCTTCCTGATCCTAATGAAGTAGCAACAGGAAGAATATCTGCTAAGGATTTAAAAGACGCAACAACATCTTTTACAGAGAACGGAAAAACTTTCTTTTGCAAAATCATTAAAGTAATTCCTTCTGATTCAGAATCAAAATCCTCAATAAGCGGACTGCTAATTCATATCAGTGAATATAACATGACCATAGAAATTCCCCTTTCTTTGCAGAAGATGGATTACAATGTCTTTGGAGTGAATACGGAAATTACTACTTACTTTTGGGATTTTTATAAATCTGGTATCCGACTTTTGAATGGTAAGTCATGGACTATGTTTACAGAGTTTATAAAAGCACAATATAACGTCTTATCAACCCCAATAGATCAATGGTAATAGATTATTACAAATTTTTAGAAACCTTTGTACCAGATTACGAGAAACGGTACAAAGAACAAGAAGAGGAATGTGAAGCAATAGTCTTTTGTTCTTGTAGTATTAATGGTATGAATCCCGATGCTTTAGCAGCTCAAGGGTTAATGCTCAAGTTTGAAGAAGATTCTTTGTTTAAAGCTCTGGAGAATTATTCAGAGTTTATGGTTGAAGAGTATTCTCAATATATTCACGAAGCCGTCGGGAAGGGATATCTCCCCACCTTCAAAGATTTTTGGAATACCCGCTTCAAAGAATGTTTAACAAATTCAATAAAACAAAAATGAAAAAAGTAAATCTGTGGAGACGATGGTTCGGCAAGAAGACTAAAGCTCCGCAAGTAATTATTCCGGAATCTTGGATGCGATATATTGTCGCTGTTCTTCCGGACGCTAATCAATATATGTGCGGTGAAGATTCTTTCAATATCCGGAAGATTAATCACGCCCATTTAGTAAGTGACAATGGATTAAAGCCTTTAGTGGGGATGCCTGCAGCCGCTTTCTTGCCAGCTATTGATTTTGAAGATCATGGAGACGGGTTAACATTTAAGTTCCCCGCTTATAGCATTTCGATTTATGTTCCTTGTATGCTCTCTATTGCTGAATATAAAGCAGGAGGATTAAGTGTAGAGGTGGAATCCTATCATTGGGATTTCGGCAATATACGGATGATAAGTGATTCTTCCTTCTCGGCTATTATCCATTATTTGGAAAAGCGAAAGGACTTTGATCTCAATTTTATCGACACTTGTTTAATTACGGAAAGACCGGAATATGAATTGGGAACAATTGCGTATGAAGAGAAGTTCGGGGAAGAAGTGAACGAAAAGTTGAACGGTAAAGCATTTATGGTTTCGGAGGGAGAATTGCCTCCAAATCCAGAAGAGGAAGAGAAAGATGGTGAAAGTTAGAATGAGTCAAATTCCCGAGGAATCTGGTACGCCTCAACGGAGAAGAACTTCAGGTCAGAACACCAGAGAGCGATTCGTCCAGAATGAAGATTTTGAGGAAGACGATGACGACGAGGAAGAAGGTTCGGAAAAAGAAGACATGGAAGTCCGTTACACTAAAGCGGTTGTCTTATTGGAAGATTTTGGAATAATGTTTCCTCTCTATGAAATTTCTACTATTGATAAAGATATGCAGTTTGTAGAACGTCCGAAAGCTCATTGGCAATACGGGATAACCATAAATAAGGGTATAGACGCTTCCATTCGTTATCCTCGGGTAAATGTGTCTACTTGGTTTGAGCGTGAGGAAGTTAGAGACGAAAGTTTCGATAGGATAATGAAAAAGCTGGAGGAAAATGGCTTCCACGTTATAAAGACGTAGAAATAAACAACTATAATAGGTTTGTTAGTATTAATTAAAACAATTGTAAAATGAAAAAATGGGATTTAGTAAAAGCACTTGCTGATAAGACAGGTGTTTCACAAAAGGATGTAAACGCAGTGATCGATTCTTTGTCGGAAACTATTGTAACAGAATGTCGTGATAACGGTGATTCTATCAATATACCGAATTTAGGTATCTTCAAACAAAAGGTGAATGCTCCTCGCAAAGGACGCAACCCGATTACAGGAGAACCTCTGGACATCAAAGAATCTCGTACTATTGCCCTCCGTCCGTCTGCTGCTTTGAAATTGGTCATTGAACCTAAGAAAGCTCCGGCAAAGAAAGCTAAGAAGTAATTTTGTTTTTAAAAGGGTTTGTTAGGAAAAGGCTGAGACTTGCTGATAAGGCTTGATTTCAGCCTTTGTTCTGTTTATAAGAAAAAGTTCCCCAAAGTTTATTCTTACATAATCTAAAACATTTTTTTAATATGAAAGCAATAACGACTAAAGAAAAGTTACCAAAATTTCTATTGGTAAGTAAAGTAGCAGAAAGTCACGGGTATAATAAGTTTTTACCTACGCCTTGGAAGGCAGGTGAGATAGTTAAAGTTTCTTCTTACGAAGAGCAAATTCCGAATCGAAAGTATGACGACACTTTCCAGTTTGTTAAGCCTATTAAGGAATCAGATTTCCGGAAGCGATTTGTTAAGGTTATTCGGAAAGACGAAAATGGAAAGTGGAATCTTGTCCACGTAGCAGGTTGGGAACAATTTGAATTATTAAACAATAAAAAATCAGCAAAATGAAAATTAAGCAAATTATTCTAAATTGTCTTTTCAACAAAAGACAAAGATCGGTTCTTTGGGAAGCATTATTATTTTCTGCTCATACGTATCGGAGAAGAAAAGAAATGGAAAACTTTGCGGTAGTTAATCAGGTAGTCGAAGAATTGAAAGCCGTTTGGGGAATCAAAGAAAGAATGTATTCTGAGTCTGAGGTAGCTGCGATAATGAAGGCAACTTCAGAAAAGGCGGTTGCAAAATTAGCTCCTCAATTCAAGGAAGAATATAGACGTCATTATGAACACGGATACAAAAGAGGGTACGATCAGGCTTTGAAGGAGTTGATAGATTCTGTGAGTCCAGAAGGTTCTTTGAAAGTAGGAACAGTTATAGATACTTCAGAATGCAAGACTTGTGAAGCAAAAGATTTTTGCGAAACTTACAACATTCTCCGGAGTGAAGAGGAAGAAAGTAAGGAAGAGATCAAGTCAAAAGAGAAAACAGAAGAGCAAGCATCGGAAGCCGCTTCTCAGGCGGATAATAAAGAGGAGAATTAACATTTCATCTCACTCTATATAACTCCAAGCCGTAAACAAGGTTATTAACTAAGTTTACGGCTTTTAATTGTTAAAAAAATATTCTTATGAGAAAATCGAATTTTATTGTTCACGATTGCGAAACGGGAGGAACGGATGAAAATCAGAATCCGATTACTCAATATGCAGCGATAGTGTTAGACTATAAAACCTTAAAAGAAGTAGATCGTTGGGAAACTTTTGTGAAGCCCTACAATGATCTTGTAATTGGAAAAGATGCTCTGGATCATACGATGGTTTCTATGTCGGATATAAATGCTGGTGTAAGCATAAAAGAATTTGTAGGAACAGCTACGGAGTTCTGGGAAGGACATAGAGCAAGGGCTAAGAGAAAGGAAATGGGACGTTTGGTATCTGTAGGTCATAATATTGTATTTGACCATCGCTTTCTTGGATATGCTTTGAATATCTTTAAAAAAGACCTTTGGTTCTATTTGTATGATAATTTCATAGATACGTGGCCATTAGCAAAAATGACATACGGACTCACGGGAGAAGAGAAACTGAATCTAACTGCTTCTTGCGAACGTTCTAAGATAAAGTTGACGGATGCTCACGGAGCTATGAATGACGTAGAAGCTAATGCAGATTTATTTCGTTTCTTCGCAAAGAAATTAAGATCCAAAAAGGGAGAAGGAGCAGTGGAAGAGACTACTAAAAGGACAAGAGGTTTGGAGTTCTTCCAGTTTAAGTGTGGAGGAAAATAGCAATAATAATTTCCCCAAAGTTTTATAAATTGTAGATTGTTAATCTATATTTTAGAAAAATCAAAAACTGTTATATTATGGGAAATAAAAGAGAAAACATTCTTGCTGCCTTGGAACTGATATTGGCGGAGATTTTGAGAGTAGATAAAATGAACGTATGGATTTCAGTGAAAGATCGTTCTATTGCTTCCATTCTTCAGAGCGGAGGAGTTAACAAAAATTATTCGGCTATTATCGTAGATGAGCTGAAAAAGCTTGGATTAGTAGAAGGGGAGGGAGAACGTTCCGGCATGAGGTACAAGATCATTTCCAACGTCATTCCTGACGTCAGTCATCTCGCTCTTACTATCTACAATCGTTTTTCTAAAAAGATAAGACCGACGGAAGGTTATCCCGAAAGTAAGAAATCTGATTTATTTCCCTTGATTCCTAAGAAGGACAAAAGTGAAAATTATGATCCTAAGACTACCATTATCCGAAGAAAGATAATTCTCCCCAGTTTGGGAGACATTCGTTATATCATTTACAATAATCGGATAACCGAAGGAAAGATTGTTGGAATGTATTATCACGATGAAAATGATAAAGAGATCAAGTATCAAATGAGAATTGCTAATCCTGAATATCAGCAATGTAGCGAAAGTATAGAAGAGGACGAATCCGCTTCTGATCAGTTTATCATGGTTTTCATTTACGGCTTGAAGGAATTGTTTGAGAATCCAGAATCAGCCGCTTCATATTTAGTGAGGAAGGTAATTAGATACAAATGAGAATTAAGTTTTGACAGATATTAATAAACAAATTGAAAAAGTAATTGTTATGTGTAAAGATTGTGAATCAAAAGATTCTTGCGCTGAAAATTGCGCTTGTGAAACTACGGCTACGGAAGTAAAAGAAACAAAGCAACGGAAGCCTCGTGCAACAAAGGAAAAAGCTCCCCTGCCTCCCGAACAGGCGGTATTGTTAATGAGCTGTTTGAATCCGAAGCTCGCTGGAATTATTACCAAAGCGGCTGAAAAAGAAGGAGTGAAAGTCGTTATCTTTGAAGATAAAGTAATCTATGATTATCTGGAAGAACAACAGAAGAACAGCGAAGCCACTCCAATCGAAAAATTGACTCAATTCATCAACGATTCTAAGAATCGGGCGAAAGCTGAAGAATGGGCTTTATTACTCTGGAATAAGTTCACTAATATGGCCGACCTTTCCCTTGCCGTTTCTCGCATCTTCACCAAGGCTCAGATTGTTCAAAATACAACCTTTACTAATAAAGAGGTTGCGGAGCTTTTGAACACTTTGAAGGTTTTCGGATTCTTGGAGTTTACCAAAGGGACGCACGAATTCAAATTAATCTTCGGCAAGGAAACTCAAAGAGCTTCCGTTCGAGCAGATGTCGTTCAGTCTTGTTATACTCTGAACGAGCACATTCAAAGATATAAGTCGGTTTTGGAAGGAGACGATAGTTTGTCTGCCGACAAGAAAAAGGAGGAGTATGCTATTATTCAAAAGGATGTCGATTCCTTGGTTGAATTCTAACATAGCTGTACTTGTTAGTTTACCGAGCTGGTAGGGTGCGAACCTTATCAGCTTTCATTGTTTAAAGACGTTTGGTATGAAGATAGATTATGATGATGTTTTATTACAATCTCCGTTGCACCGTTTGGAGTGTCTGAGAGTAGTCGATGAGATTATTGACGGGATGGATGAAAGGGGGATATTAGAGTTGATGGAAGGAACGAGAGGAGATGTTGATTTTGTAATAGACAATATGTTACAAGATACGTTTCACGTTCTTTACACAGGCAAAAGTAGTATAGATTTTGCTCCCAAATATCCGGAAAGACTTTCTGAAAGTATAGAAGAAGTTTTGAGAGTGAATAATTTGACGTATTTCATTACTTCAGTTATGCCCGATTTCCAACTTTCCTGGCATCATCTTGAATGGGGAGATTTAGTTCACCAGCATAAGAAGCTTTGTATTGAAGCCGCACGTGACCACGGGAAATCGTTTTACTTTTCCAATGCTTATGCTAACTGGAAACTCTATGGGTATTCTCGTCCGAGCGTTAAGCAATTTTCTACCCGTCCTAACAAATCAAATTCCAATCGTGGGTATCTTTTTTCTTTTTCTCTGCAACAGGCAGTAGACCTTATAGAGATTCTGAAGGGAACAATTGAAAGTAACGATATTCTACGGGAACGGCTTTTGCCTTCAACTAAAAGCGAGGGAGCTTGGGCAAGTACGAACATAGTTTGTAGGAACGGTGCGAGATTGACGGGAAAGGGATTTGGGTCATCAGTACGTGGTGCTCACCCATATTGGATAATAGTAGACGACGGATTAAAAGATAACGTCATCTACAGTCAGCTACAAAGACAGAAGAGCATTGACTATTTTCATTCCGTAATTATGAATATGCTTGTTCCTGGCGGACAAATTGTAGTAGTAGGTACACCCTTCCACTCCAGCGACTTATATGGAGACTTGAAAAATAAGACGGGTTGGTTTGTTATTGAATATCCAGCAATATTCCCCGATGGACGTATTCTTTGGCCACAACGTTGGAACTTTGCGGATTTAATGGATAAAAAGAATACCCAAGGAAATATTATTTTCTCTCGGGAAAATCTTTGTCGTCCTATCACCAATGAAGCTTCAATTTTCCCAATGGATATTCTTATGCGTTCGGTTATTGGAATGGATAAATACACTTTGGTGAGAAATAGAGATGACTTCCCGATTAAATTCAATAAAGTAGTTGTAGGATGTGACTTTGCTATTTCTGCTAATGTTGGAAGTGACTATACGGTATTTAGTGTTTGGGGAATAGACGATTCCGGAGAACGTTGGTTATTGTATATGTATAGAGAGAAGGGAAAGAAGTTCTACGAACAAATGCAAGTTCTCAAGGGATTGAACGTTCGTTTCCGTCCCGATACTATGATTTTGGAACAAAACACGTTCCAGCAAATTTTTGTAGAAGAGAGTGACCGACAAGGTTTGCCTGTAGTAGGACATACAACGGGAATAGATAAGTATGATCTCAAAACTGGCTGGCCAGGTTTAGCCATAGATTTCGAAAGAGGCAAGATTCACATTCCAACGGGAGATAAACATTCCCAAGATATGAAAGACCTCATCTTCAGTGATCTCGGTTCAGTAGCATTTACCTCTCAGGGATTAGCAAGTGTAGGAGAACATGATGATATTAGTTCTTCTTTCTGGCTTGCTAAATTAGGAGCAAATTTAATAACAACAGGATTTAAGTACACATTCCTCTAACAGAGTTTCTAAGTAAAAACTTAAAAAGATGGAAATACTTTGTTATTCATTTACTTTTAAAAATATCACGGATTATAGTGAGAAGAGTTTTAAAGTTGAGGATATGTACGGGAATACTACTTTTATTCCCAAGTCGCAATTCTTAATGAAGGACGAGCATAGCTCATTAGCTAACACGTACTGGATTCCAGCGTTCGTTCTTAAAACCACTCCATTGAAATTCTCTTATAATCGTTGGGGAATTTATAATCGTGAAAAAGGAACATTAGGAAATAATTTTAGATTAACGCAAAAAGCTATGAAAATAGAAATTATTAACAAGTCGAAACATAATATGCCGGAATATAGTACGGTTCATTCGGCTGGTATGGATTTAAGAGCGAATATTGACTCGCCAATAACTCTTGCTCCTATGTGTAGGGTTTTAGTTCCTACGGGTATTTATATCGCTCTTCCCGTAGGGTTTGAGGCTCAAATTCGTCCACGTAGCGGTTTGGCTATTAAGAAGGGAATTTCAGTATTGAATTCTCCAGGAACGATAGATTCGGACTATCGAGGAGAGGTTTGTGTAATATTGGTAAATCTTTCTACCGAGGCATTCGTAATTGAAGACGGAGAAAGAATAGCTCAGATGGTTATCGCTCAGCATGAACGAGCCGAATGGGTTCCTGTAGAGGTTCTTTCTGAAACTACAAGAGGCAATGGAGGTTTTGGACACAGTGGTACTAAGTAATAAAAATCCAAAAAACAATGATTAGGAATAGCCAATCAGCTCTTATAAAGAAGGCATGGAAAAGCTCTACATTTATCAAAAGAAATGGAGAAGATGTAACTTATTTAAGTTTATTGAGGCAAAATTTAAAAAGGTATAATATATCTGTATACGTTTTTAGAGAATATTTAGCCCGCAGAAATGCTCGTTCTGATTGTAGATTCTCTAAAAAATGTATAGATATGGTCGTAAATGCAATTTATTGTGTAAATTAAAAGAGGTAATTATGAATGGAGAAGAAGCAGCAAGACTTGAATTTGACAAAGAAGAGTCAAGAAAAAGAGTGAGACAAAGATGTCTTGAATTATCAATATCTAATAATGGTTTATCGGTTAATAATCTGAGTGAGTCTGCAAGTGAAACTGATAAAATATTGATAATGGCTAAGAAGTTTGCAGATTTTGTGAATGGAGATGAGTAGCGTCATATTCACAAACACCAAGGGACTTTTTATAGGAGTTGATTGGGGTCAAGGCAAAGACATTGCCGTTGAAAGTGTATATCGAAAGAATCCTAACGGAACACTGGATATAATTTCTATTGACTATTTAGGCAGATCATCAGATATTACAGAAGAGGAAAAAGATTTAAGAGAAAGAACATATGAAGAATTTTGTTTTAAAGAAACCGTTGACGAAGAATCAGCTGGATGATCTCACTTTAGGATTGGTAAATGCTATGCGTTATTCTGATCCTTCGATTGAATATCCGGAATATGACGGAGCAAAGCCGGACGACGGAGTACCAGCGGAATGGTTCTATTCTATCTACAACGGAACTAATGGCTTTTCCGAGCTCACCGCTATCTTAATGTACACTACTCAGGAAGCTACCTTTGAGGACGTAGGCGAGCTGCTTTTGGGCATTGCTATGACTGAGATGAAGCATTATGATAAGTTGGGAGATTTTATCCGGAAGTTAGGCGGTAAGATAGATCAGCGTTTCGCTAATTCAGGCGTAAAAATTGGTAAGGACGTAGAAGAGGCTTTAAAAATAGCCATTGGAGCGGAACAGGATACAATTCGTGTATATGAAGGTATTCAAGATCGTATGTCTGAAGCCAAGGTTTATACTAAGACTATGACAATAGCAATGCAGTTAACCTCTAAACTTATTGCTGACGAGGAAGTTCATCTCAATTTGTTATCTGAGCGTTTGAAATCCATAATAGGCGAAGAGGAGTTCAATAAATTTATGTATGAGTAATATTGAAAGTTTTATTCTGTCCGTTATCAAAAAGATGGACAAATTAGGAGTTATCTCTTGGGGATTTCAACAATCTAATTTAACAGGAAAGTTCAAGTGGTGGACGATAGGAGTGAATGATTATGAGATTTACAAGAACGATATGCGTTTCAAGAATCTCACTTCAGCTTATCGTAAGATAGCCCAAAAGAAGGGAATAAAATTAATCTTTGTATATCAAAATGCTACAGAAGAAATACTATCAAAGTTATTTAATGAAGAGAATCTTTTAATGGATGTTTAGTCGTATTTATTCTTTTAAATGACAGTTTTGGATTATTCGTTGGAGGGAGGGCTGAAGTGATTTCATTCCTCCCTTATTTTATTGTAAAAGTTAAAAAATTAGCAATAATCAAAAATTCTTGGTAAAATATTTTGCTACTATAAAAATTCTACCTATCTTTGTAATGAATTTAAAATTGTACTATTATGACGTTCTTGCCTAACAAATATCAAAGACTTGTCTACACCTTCATTCAGAAGGGTAAGGGCAATGCGGTTATAGATGCCGTAGCGGGTTCAGGAAAATCCACGACTATTGTTAATGCACTAAAACTTATTCCCAAGAATAAGAAAGTTCTATTTCTTGCTTTCAACAAGGCTATTGTAGAAGAGTTGAAAATAAAAGTCGGAAATTTACCAAATGTTGAAATCCGGACACTTCATTCTTTAGGAGCTTCAGCAGTTATGCACCAAACGGGAGCTAAGCTTTCCGATGATAAATATAAGGCTTGGGTGAATAATGGAATTAAGTACGGCAGTCTGGCACCTCGTTTCTCGAATCTTCCCGATGAACAACTTTCGGATTGGAAACATAATATCCTCCACCTTATTGACTTGGGAAGAGTGAATTTGGTAGATAATATCAAAGATTTAGAATCATTGGCATACAAGCATAATTTAGACCTTATTGATAATGAAGCTACTTTAGCTCTTGCGGGAATTGATTGGGGGAAAAGAGAGATTGATCATATTGACTTTACGGATATGATTTATTTTCCTAATGTTAAGCAAATTCGTATGCCGCAATACGATTGGGTATTCATAGACGAATGTCAAGACCTTAATGCCGCCCAGAGAGAAATGTTTTTGAAATGTATTAAACCAGGAGGAAGGTTTATTGCCGTAGGCGATCCTCGACAAGCTATATACGGTTTTGCTGGGGCGGATGTAGAAAGTTTCAATATTCTAAAGAATCTACCTCATACCGCAAAACTGCCTCTTTCGCTTTGTTATCGTTGCGATACGGATATTGTAGATTTAGCTAAAGAAATAGTTCCGCAATTAGAAGCCAGAGTTGGAGCAGGAAAAGGAGTAGTGACTCGGGAAGCTCTTATGAAAGATGTTCAGGATGGAGATTTAATTCTTTGTCGGGTATCTGCACCTTTGGTAAATCTTTGTATGAAATATATCGGAAGTGGTATTAAGGCGTATGTAAAAGGTAGGGATATAGGAACCAATCTTATTAATATGATCAAGAAGACCAATCGCAAGCAAATGTCGGATGTTATAGAGCGTCTTCAGCGGGAATTATCACGGATAATAGGAAAAGTGGTTAGCAAGCAGCACTGCACCGAAAAAGAAGCTAAGGGAAGTGAAATGTACCGAGTATATGAAGATAAGATCAATGCTATTGAAATTCTTTCTGAAGGTCTATCAACGGCAGCCGAAGTAATCTCTCGAATTGATAGTATATTTAAAGACGGAGAGAAGAATGGAATTTGTTTAAGTACCATACATAAATCAAAGGGATTGGAGAGCGATAGAGTATTTATAATTTGCGAAGATAAGATGTATTTAAAGCACTGCATGTCGATTCCCTGGATGGCTGAACAAGAAACTAATTTAGTTTACGTTGCGTATACACGAGCAAAGCATTATCTGGGTTTTATACAAGATTTTGCTCTCTAACAATAAAAAGAGTTAAAAAGCGGATTATTTTCAAAGATTTTTCGCTTTTTATTTTGTTATTTCAAAAATAAAGCGTACCTTCGCTAATGTAATCGTAAAACGAATTGTAAATCAAAACTGTTAAACAATATGGAAACAACAAATCAGAATTTAGACAGCGTATTAGGTAAATTACGTAAATTGAAAAATCTTTACGAGGGAGCAAAGAAAATTAATTCCGAAGGAGAGGCAAACGCTGCAGCCGCAGCCATTCAAAGATTACTGGCGCAGTATAATCTTTCCATGGATGAAATTGGTACCGATGAAGAGAAAAAGAAAGACGAAATTCTTCACGAAGAAGTTTCTGGTTTTACCTATAAGAGCATAGGTGGAGAATGGGAAAATCGTCTGGTTTATGTTCTTTGTAAATGGAACTTCTGCCGCTGCTTTATCTATGGAAAATCTTACAAGAATTTGATAATAATCGGCAAGAAGGAGAATATAGAAACCGTTAAGTGGTTACGGGAATTATTGTCGGAGCGTTTTGTAGCTTTTTCTAAGGTTCGTTTCAAAGAGTATAAGAAGACTATGGAATATGCTCTTAAACCTATCAGTTTGGATAAATATCAAAGAAGCTATCTAATGGGATGTGCCGCTGGTTTGGATGCAAAATTGAAAGAGGAAAGTGACCGAGAGAAGAAGGAAGATGAAGTGTTTGGAACTAAAGTAACCGCTTTGATAGTACGTAATGATACTGCTATTAAGGATTATGTAGTCAATAAGTTCGGAGGTACCAAATCAAGAAAATCTCACGAAAAATTTGATAGTGCTCGAAATTACGGTTACAAAGATGGAAAGAATACATCTTTGAATAAAGCGGTAACAAATTCTCAAAAGCAAGAAGCAAGCAAGGTTAAGTTATTACAATAGTGAAAAAGAGAGTTTTGAAAGCGGGCTGGTTCTTCGGAGTCAGCCCACCGTTTATTAAGGAAACATAGAATGAATATGAAAGTTGAGGAAGAGTTTGATTTTGAAACCGAACTATCAAAACAATACGACTACTTATATCGCTTATGTTGGAAATTCGATTTATCGGATGAGGACCGACAAGATTTGGTAGCTGATACTATGCTTCAAGCTTTAGAGAAGAAAGATAAGTTTCGTCCAGATGAGAATGGGAACATAAATTTTCAAGGTTGGCTATATACAATTATGTATAATATGTTTGTAAATAACTTTCGTCGTTCTTGTAGAACACCTTTGGAAAGTTATGATAAGAATGATTTAATAGTTTTAGTTGAATCCTCCCGTTTTTCTGAAGATGCAGACTCAGATATTCTTTTAGAGGAAGTGAATGAAATAGTTAATGATTCATACATTAGTGTTATTGATAGAAGAATAATATTGGCGTTTGCTAACGGTTATGCTTATCAACAAATAAGCGAAATAATGGAGCTGCCAATAGGCACGATAAAATCGAAAATACACTTTGCAAGAAAAAGATTAAATTCAAAATTAGAAAAATATGAGCAAGATTGTAAAAGGAATTGTAGTTAAGTTCTATGATAATGAAGGACTACTGGACGGAGGAACAGTTATCGAAATCATAGAGAAGGAAGGATCAAGAATTTGTTTGATAAATACTTTAGAAGGCAAGCGAATTCAAAAGAATGAAGCGGATATTGTTCCAATCAAATATCAAAGGGTTGGAAAACCAAGTTCTACTTTCTTAAATAAAGTAAAGAAAGCTCTGATCAAGGAAAACAGAGAATTGAAAAAGTCTCTCATCCCCACCGTCGTTTCTGTAAAGGAGAAGATAAAAGAAGAAATCTCCGATTCCCCTACTCCGTTACCTGTAATGAAAGTTGGTTATCCAGATGAAGCTTTGTTTAGTGAATTGAAAGAAGCTAAAGAGAGAATAACAGAATTGGAGAGAAGGAACGAAGAACTGTCTAAGAACGTTTGCTCTGCCGTTTCGGAGGATAAGTATCATAAGACTATCGTAGCTATGAGAAAGTCTATTATATGCCTTACAAAAGGAGAAGACAGCGAGGCTATGACTTCTTTATTAGATTTGATTTTAGAACTAAATGATATATAACCATGAATCTATTATTTGACGGTAACTATCTAATCCATAAAACTTTCAGCATCTGGTCAACTTATTTCCAAGACCGGAAGGCAACGCCTGAAGAAAATGAAGCTCTTTTATTGGAGGCTTTGCAGGATAAGGATAAACAACAAGTTCTTATTCGGAAGATTATTATTGATATGTGTGCTACGATTAATCGTTTTAAAGATGTGAAAAGAGTGGCTTTTGTTATAGATTCCTCCAGTTGGAGATATAATCTGTATGATGACTATAAGTATGCGCTTACCCGAGTACGAGCTTCTTATTATAAACATTTTCTTCACATGATTGAAGAGTTTGAAAAATTCCTTCGGAGTAAAAAGGTGATTGTAAGCCGAGTCATGGGGGCAGAAGGAGATGATTTGCTTTACCTTTGGAGTATTTATTTCACTCAGGTTTTAGAAGAAGAATTGGTCATAATAACAGGCGATTCCGATATTCGACAAATCATGAATAAGGATATTTCCCTTTTCAATAATAATTCCAAGAACTTTCGATTTTATTGTATTCCGGAGAAAGAAGTGTATTGGAATGAATACTTTGATACTGATATAATGATAGAGCCTACGAAACCTTTTGAGGTTTTATTGTATAAGGTAATTATGGGCGATACTTCGGATAATGTTCCTAAACTCAAAAAGGGATTCGGAAATGTAGCTTTTAAGAAGTTTCTGGATTTCATAACTCCATATAAAGTTCCTCAAGATAAAACGGTTTTAGAAATGTCTCAATGGATAGCAAGTCGATTCTGTCATTTCACTAAAATGGATTATGAGGAGATATTAGGAAAGGTTATTTTTAATCTCAAATTAACTTGGTTGAATCTCTCAGTGTATGATAAATTGGATTATCAAACCGAAAACGGAAAGAGTTTGCTGGAGAATATGCTTGACGATATCAATAAGCAAAAGAACACTTACAGATATAAGAAAGCGTATTCTTTAGAGGATTTTTACGGATTGTTGATCAAATAACCAAATTATAGGAGAAATAAAAATGAACGATTTAAATGTAACAGAAGCATTTCGTCAACATCGGGAAATGCAAAGAGAAAGACTTTGGGGAAGTTTCGCCAATTCTTTTGTTGGAGATGATTCCTTTAATAAAGCGAAGGATGACGAATATGAATCTCCAAAGGAAGTCGAAAAGCGGGAAGCAAAAACCAAAGAACGTTTAGGCGGTGTAAAGGGTGACGAGAAACTTCATAAACGTGCTCATCACAAAGACGATGATGACGAATACGAAGATGAGAAGAATGTAAAGAAACGGGAAGCAAAGCTGAAAGAACGTGAAGGCGGCATTAAAGGTGATGAAAAGCTTCATGAGGAAGCTGAAAAGAAAGACAGGGTGAAGAAGGGAGAAGACGATGTCAATCCGTTTGATTCTTTTGTTGAAGAAGAGATGGAAAAATCGGATGTGATGGACGCTATTTCTTACGGAGGAAACATTAAGTTTTCTAAGACGGGAAAGGAAATGATCGATCAAATCAAGGACGTAGTTCTCCCAGAAAAGCAAGCCGCTTTAGCTGCTAAGAAACAGGATGCAGATGACTGGTTGGAAGACACGGGTAAAGCTCCTACTCATCCCGTGGAGAAATGGTGGACAGACGGTCTAAAAATAGATGTACCGTATAAATGTTACACTTGGGAAGAAACTCGCTGTACGCAAATGGATGATCGTGTAGTTGCTTCGCTTTCTGTAGACCATGAAAAGACCATGGAAGGTCTTCAAGTCAATTGTCCAGAGAACGAAGAACAGGCAGTTGCCCGTCAAAGATATAACGATGACGTTAGAGCTATTTGTGAGTGCATGGTGGACATTAAGGCTTGTGAAATCTTGATGAAGAATCTCAAGGAAGGAACAAGCTACGAATTGACTCCACGTCAAATAGTGACGCTGAAGTTTGATTAATATTCTATTGTGATTTTTGGTTTTATGAGAAAAGGTTGCTTGAGAAAGTAGCCTTTTCATTTTAGTAACATAGTTATTAGGGAAAAGACAATTTTTATGAAGAAAGAAAGAATTTGGAAATATTTCAAAGTTGGAGATTTAGTTCGGAACGAAGAAGTTTGGGGGAACCGTCTTTTTATAATAGATTCTTTTCATGGAAATTGGTACCTCCCTTTAATTTCAGTTCATCCCTTTGGAAAGGAATACACCGTAGGAAATATGTGCATCTTTCCAGTATCTGAAACAAAGTTAATTTCTTCAACCAAACGTCCGCTTCGGAAGCTGGATAAAGTAACTATTATCAAGCTTATGAAGAAGGGAAATATAGAAGCTAAAAGAGAGTTTTTAATCCGTATAAGAAAATAGTATGTTTGAATATGCATCATGGTACGATAAACTCCCCGATGAGAGTTTAGAACTGTATGAACCCAATTTACGTCTTTTCTTTGAGACGATGTATGAACGTCAAATGATTTGGAAGCGTCGCTTCATTGATAATCTTCCTCGACCTTGGACTAAGGATAAGATTTTTCAAGAATCTAAGTTTACCAATGTATATAGGGAACTGGATAGGAATAGTCAATGGCAAATCAAGAATATTCTTTTGGATAGTTCTTTGACTCTGAGAAATCTTATTTGGAAGATGATGGTTTTTCGTTTTTTCAACAATCCAGAAACTTTTACTTTTGAACCGAAAGGGAAAGCAATTCAGAAAAATATTTTTGGCGCTCCCGTTAAATCAGGTTTAAGACAAGCTGATTCTACAGATGAATTGATCCCCGCAACGAAATGGCGTAATGGAATACCCGATTATGAAGAATATGACGAGGATGAGTTTTCTCGGTTTATCGCTGGAGTTCGTTCCGCAGGTCAGAATCCTTATACCTCGGCTTATCTTATAAACTCTCAAGCTGCTCCTGGTCATTCTCGTGATTATTGTTATACTCGGGTAGTTATTCCTTATCTTCATAAGAACATAAATAAGCTCATTGCTACGGTGAAGACCGCTAAAACTCCGGAAGATATTATCTCTTATCTAAAAACCTTTCCTGCTGTTGCAGACTTTATTGCTCATGAGTTTTATCAAGACTTTACGTATATCCCGAGATACACCGACCGAAAGTTTATGAAGTTCGATCAAAATGACTTTACGAACGTTGGTCCAGGAGCTTCAATCGGTATCCGTCTTATTTATCCTAATTTAAAAACTGTCCGGGAACAAAAACAGGCTATCTATTGGCTTCAAGAACGTAGCGGAATTATGCTTTCTCGAATAGGAGCAAAGAAGAAAGAATATTTCCCCTTTTTAGAGTGGGATAAACAAAAGAAGCAATATTACATTACATATTCTTCAAGGAATGTAACTCTTCATCAGATTGAAATGTGGCTTTGTGAGTTTCAGAAATATTGGAAGATGATTATTGGAGAGGGTAAACAGAGGAGCAAATTTCAACCTCGAAGCTAAAATGAAATATGATTATTACATAGCTATGCCGACAAGAGGGAGAGTGAACAAACAATCCACTCTCCAACGTCTTCGACCTGAAATTCGGAAAATGGTGAACGTTTATTGTCATCCAGGAGAAATGGATTTGTTTAAAAAGCTTTATTCGGATCAGGTGATGAGCATTCAAGAATACGATAAGGATTGTACTCATATCGGAGAAATAAGAGAATATATCCTGTTTAATTCCAATTCTAAGAATGTGATATTCATGGACGATAATCTCCAATTTCAGTCCCGAAACGTTCCTCGAGATACAAGTTTGAAGAGTAACATCTTTGAAATGACTCCTAAGAATTATTCTGAAGAGGAATTGCTGAATATGCAGATTGAGATTTTCGATTGGATGTTTACTTCTTTAGAGAAATATGCTATGTGCGGTTTGAGCTTTAGACCTTTTAACCGAAATATAAAAGAAGAGATAGTTGAGAATTGTAGATTATTTGCTTTCTGGGGAATCAACGTTGAGAAATATTTAAAACAACCGCAAAGATTTAGCGATTGGGCTTTAAAAGAAGATTTTGCTGTTAGCATATCCCTTATCAGAGAAGGGTTTGATGTAGTTTGTAATTTCAAATATGCTTTCGATAAATCCTCCGGAGCTAATACCAAAGGAGGATGTTCTAATTATAGAACGGTTAATCGTAATAATGAGTTTGCTTTGAGGCTTCAGAAAGAATTTCCCGATGTAGTAACATTGAAGGAAAGAGAACGGAAGAACTGGCATGGAGAATTTGAAGGAGTGAAGAGTTTGGATGTTATTATAAAATGGAGTAAAATAAAATTTACCAAATAGTAAAAAAAATAATGGACAAAGAATTAAAAGATTTTTTCGAAAGTAAGGGATTTGAAGTAGTAGAAAAGAAAACTACTACCCAAATTCTTATTGAAAACCTTCTTGCGTTTAGCGTGCGTGAGAAAAAGGGAGGATTGTTTGATATTTCTATCAACATGGTAAAAGAAGAGGAAGAAAAAGGAAAATTGAAAAAGCGAACTCGTGGCTTTGATATTGATTTTGAAAAAGCTCCTTTTCTCCACAATATAAATATTGAACGATTCAAAGCATTTTGTAAAGAAAGTAAAGTCATCCCTCAAATAAAGCGGTTATCGGAGTTCCGTGAGGTTCAATCAGATTTTACTTTAGCGGAAGCTCAGAAAGATGGAAAGACTTTGAAGTGGCGTTCTAACCTTCCGACTGAAAAACATATCGTAGACGCTGTATTCCGAGGAAGCGAATACACTCATCGTTCAGTAGGTCTGGGCGGTCTGGTTCTTTCTTCTAAGGATGTCGTATTAGACCTTGGAGGAAACATTGGAGCTTTTACTTGTGACATATTCGATAAAGTCAAAAAGGTCATTGCTTATGAACCCGAAGACGTGAACTTTGAATTTCTATCGGTGAATGTCGAAGAGAACGGAGCAAAGAACGTAGTGCTACATAAGCAAGCCGTAGTGGGTAATGAAGACAAGGTGAGAGATTTCTATCTGGGGAAGGCTCCTTATTACTATTCTTTCTTGGTTAAGAATAATCGTAAAAGAGTTCCCGTTGAGTGTGTCAATATTAACGAAGTTATGGCTAAATACAAGCCGACTAAGATGAAAGTTGACATTGAAGGTTCAGAGTGGGAAGTTCTTATCAATTGTACTGATTTTGGACGAGTAGATCAAATCATATTTGAATATAATTTCGATATGAACATGGATCTCAAAGAAGACTTCAAACGGTTTAAAGCTCTTCGGAAACATCTGAAGAAACATGGATTTGACGTTCAGGAAATGGAACGGGATATGAAGCAAAATTGGAATTTAGTGTTCTTGGTAAATAAAAAGTAAACAATGAAATCAAAATCTTTATCTACATTATCGGAACCTCTGGACTTTGATCTTCAATTGGTCGCTACAGAGTTGGACACCTCGGCTGCTCGATTAAGATTTCTGAGTAATACCAGCGCAGTTGATCCGTATGAGATAGATGCTTTTACCGCTTTATTTCAAAAGATAAAAACTGAGGAGAGTGAAGTTCTACATATCAATGATAATACTACTCTATATGAATGTGAGGAAGAATCATTGGTAATAATTCTTCATGAAGACTTGAATGAGAAATTTATCGTCTTTGATCTTCAGGACGCTTTGAAGGTAGAAAGAATGATGAGCAGCTATAATAAAGTACAAAAAGACTGAATTTATTAATTTAAAAATTAAGGAAAAATGAAAGATTTTGTATTTGTTTATACACGTGATAGCAAGCCCGTGAATGCCGTTTTGAGAACGGATTTAGATCATGGTGATATGTTCACGGTAATGCAGGTAATGAGACCTGAATCGGTATCGGTTAACGTCTTTCCGTTTCGTAATGGAGATGTTTTCAATGTAGGAGATATTCAGAAATTTGTAGCAATGCAAAATATGGGTACTGATTCGGACGCAAAGCCAACTGCGGTGTATGTTCAGAATCCTCCCGAAAGCGAACAATTGGAGATTCCGGAATATCACAAAGTGACGATTACGGTTACCAACGCTGGGGCTACTTTGAAAATCAACGGAGCAGTCGTTCCAGGATTGACTTGGTCCGATTATATTGAGAAAGGACATTCCGTTGCTTGGGAAGCATCTTTGACTGGCTTTACTACTCAGACGGGAAAAGAAACAGTAGAATCTGACAATATTACGAAGAGTATTACTTTGGTTGCGACAGGCGGATGAGAAGAAAGATTTTGTTTTGAGAGAAGAAAGGGAGTGGTGAAAATCATTCCCTTTTGTTTTATCTTTACATTCTGACAGTTATAGATAATCAAAAATAAAATTGGTTGAAAATGATATGGCAAATTATTCAGAACAATTGAAGTCAGTTGAACTTGCTAAACAAAAACTGGAAGCGAAAACTTTTCGCCTTATGGAAAAAGCCATGAAGTCGGATAATCCAGACGACATGATAGCCGCAAGCAATGCGATGAGTCGGATTCAGCAAAAGACCGCTACTCATCCTAAGGCATTTTTCATTGATCCCTTGCAGTTCAACATTAATTTAGGATATAAGGATAAGCCATACACTTTGTCGTACACTACGTTGAAGCGCATGTCCAAAACTCCTATTATAAACTCCATCATTAAAACAAGAAAGAATCAGATAGCAGATTTTGCTGAACCTCAATCTGACCGTTATTCTACGGGTTTTGTTATTCGGAAAAAGCCGAAGTTTGGAATGGAGCAGAAAATGGATAATAGGGATAAGAAAATAGCAACTGCTCTTACAGACTTTATTCTGAATACTGGAGGGGAATACTCTTGGACGAATGACGACTTTGATACTTTTATCCGAAAAATAGTAGATGATTCGCTCACGTATGATCAGATGACCTTTGAGTGCGTTCGCAATAGAAGAGGTAAATTAGAAAGCTTCATTGCTACCGATGGAGCTACTTTTCGTTTAGCAGATTCTGCATTTCAAGATGATTATGACAATCCGTTCTTCCAAAGGAGAGGAAGTGGTCTTTGGGTTAATGAGAATCTCAGAGCCTTGGGGGTAAAGGAAAAAGGTTATTATCCTCAATATGTTCAAGTTTATCAGAATGCTATTGTAAATGACTTCTATCCTTGGGAGCTTTGTTTTGGAGTACGCAATCCTTCAGCTTCTATTTACGCTAATGGATATGGCTGTTCGGAATTAGAAGAGCTTATCAACGTTGTTACCTCACTTCTTTGGGGAGATGAATACAATCGTAGATTCTTTAGTCAGGGGTCAGCTCCGAAGGGCTTATTGAGAGTAAAGGGGAATGTTAACGAAGCCTCTCTACAGCAATTCAAGCAGCAATGGCAGGCTATGATAACGGGAGTAATGCAGAGTTGGAAAACTCCTGTTGTAGAGGCAGACGTTGATTGGATTGATCTCCAGAAGAACAATCGTGATATGGAGTACAGTTCTTGGATTGAATATCTGATTAAACTTGCTTGTGCTATCTATAATATCGATCCTATTGAGATAGGATGGGACATAAGCCGTTCGGCTGGTTCTGGAGGTTTATTCGAGGGAAGTCAAAGTCAAAGATTACAAAACTCCAAAGATAGGGGTTTATATCCTCTTTTAAAGTTTATACAAAGGAAATTAAATAAGTACATAATAGAGCCTCTCAATCCTGATTTTGAATTTGTCTTCATGGGATTGAACGGAATGACGATAGATCAAGAATTGGATATGGATATAAAGAAATTAGGTTCATTCCAGACTATTGATGAAATACGCCAGAAATGGGATTTGCCTTCCATTGAACATGGTGAAATTATTGAAAATGCAGTTTACGCTCAACAGCTTGCCGCAGCGCAGATGCCTCAGGCGGGAGGACAACCAGGAGAAGTGAAGGAAACTGAAGAGGAAACCGAGGAAGTTCAGAATCCGTTTGATTTATATGTACAGGAAAATGAAGAGGAATCGGAGACAGAAGAGGAAACTGAAGAAAAAGCTGAAAGTGATCTCTTTGTTAAGGCTTTTGAAACTTTCATGGAAAGAGAAGAAGAAAAACTAAATTCATAAGAATATGGCGAATATAAAAAATATGGGGCAAGTAGCTGGACTGAGTATTGGTCAAACTGCCCCTTCTAATACCGCTTTGATTTGGTACGATAATACGCCAAGTCAAATGACCCATAAAGTTTATAATTTTAAGACAGGGCTTTGGGGAGCACTCGATCCAGAAATTGTATCGGTTATAACTTATTCAGAGCTTGTAAATGCAGCGAAGGTAAATGGATTGCCTATTGGTAAGTTTTATCAAATCACTGACCGTTCAAACGTTCTTGCTTTTGCGATAACTACCACGAAGGTTCAGTATTCCGATACACTGGGCAATATTTTGATTGATGATTTAGGAACGAATATTCAGTATCACGTTTCTTCTTCCAATCTTTTAATCGACGATCTTCAGGGAACGTTCGATGAGGTGAATAAACGTTTAGTTTTTCGTTTCAATGAATATGTGCCTGTTTTCAATACTGATTATCTTTTGGGCAAAAGTCGGGTAGGAAATGCATGGGCATTAGCTAAATACAAAATATCCTCTTTCCTCTCTGCGGTTACGGGAAATTCAATAACTTGGAATGGAGGATTCTTTTTCAATTTTTCTCAATCCTTGCGAGATCAATTCGATAAAAAGGGAGGCGTGGTTTCTAAAGATACCTACGATACTGATATGGAAGAGATAAACACTTCCATAAATAACGTGGGAAAGGAAAATCAACAGATTATCACTAATGCTGAAGATAAGATAACGGAGGCTACAACTGCAACCGCTATTTACAGTAAACAGATTCCAACAGCTCCGATCATCTCCGGAGCACCAGGAGACATTTTAATCAACGATACCTTAACTACTATTGTTTCTAAGTTTCAACGCTGGATTAATCAGTTTAAATATGCTACAGGGATTCTCCTTTCTAAGAACTACGCAGACGCAAAGCAAAATGAGTATGTAAATAACAATGATAACGTAGAAACTGCTATCGGAAAGCTTCAAAAACAGGTTAAGGATATCGGCACGGGTTCGTTGACGGAAGTAGCGAAGAAGGTTGCGTTTGACTATGTAGTAGATAGCGATGCTGCTTTAGCGGGTTTAATAAACAATGCTAATGCTACTTCTGTACTTATCAAAAATGGAACTTGGAAATTGAATTCTCCTGCTCTTTCCAATATTATTCGATTGCATGAGAATACAAAGTACATATATGCCGAACCCAATGCAGTGATACAAGTAATAGTAGATTTGACTGAAGCCACGTCAGCAAATTCTATTGTTCTTTTAACTTATTTGGGAGATAAGCAATCATTCTCAGCTGATAACCTTCAAATTGAACTTTCTACAATCAATACACCTAATCCTCCGGTTTCATTGAGTTTTTCAGTCATAACTTACTATAATCTCAGTAATTTAAGGAATTGTACGTGTACAAGGATTGCACCTTTTTACTCTTTGGCTAATTGGATAGGTTTTTCTCATTGCGAACATTTAACCGATTGTTGGGCTCAAAATCAACAATTCAGTACAATGTTTCGGAATTGTAAGTACATGAAAGGTTGTATTCATAATTATCAAGGAAGTGTTAGTCCAGGAACGTTTTGTCTTTATTGCGATTTCGTTTCTGACTCTGGAATAATTTTTGATGTAACTGCAGCCGATCAACAGACAGTCTCTCTTTTCTTTCAAAGTAATAATTTAGTAAATTGCTTTGCTCACGGTACGATGTTGAGATCCACTTATTATTTCAATGGCTGTTATTTTGTTTCAAATTGTGAAGCTAAAATAGAAACTGATACAGCGGGAATAGAAGGTTTTGCGAGATGTTATCATATTACTAATTGTAGAGTTTACAAAAATAAAAATTTGTCTACGGATAACGCAAAAGGATTTACAGGTTGTAGAGAAATTCATGGTTGTGCCGTTTCCAACAATATTGGTGCCTCCAATGCTTACTTTAGCAGCTACGCTTCCTACACCATGGTTACGGATAATGCCGCTGCCGATACCGCTAATGGAGGTTTCAATTCCATTTATGCTATGAACGCTTAAAAAGGAATTTTATGTGTAAGATAGTTTATTTAACGTCAAGGTGTTTCGATTCTCCTTCTCGGAGATTCAGAAATAATTTGACTCAAGAATTGAAAAGAAGAAACATTGAAGTAGTTTCTGATTCTTCTTGTAAGTACAAAAGTTATTTTCAAAAACATCGCACTTTCGGAATAGCAATTGCTATTGATTTCTTTCGAGATAAGAAGGAGGGATGCGGTTTGACGTTAAATAAACAATGTTCTTACATAAGTCGAGATTTTGCTTATAATCTTTCCAATAATCTTGATTTACTTACTCCTCGAATTCGCTGGAGAGAGTTTAAGTTTGTAGATTCATACGACAAAGAGTGGTTTAAGTTTTTCAATAAAGTCAGTTCTGAAACCAAAGCTATTTTTTACCTTTGTACTTACAATAACCCAGCTGACTTTAATAACTATTCTTTAGCGTTTGACAAGATTATAAAAGCCTTTGCGGATGAAATAGTTCGTTGTTTACGTTCTGATTACGATTATGACGATTATCAACGAAGAGTTCGATTGGCTAAGTTGAAATATAATAAAGTTAAACGATGATGGAATGGTTACGTGAAAATGCTTTTCCTATTGTCTCTCTATTGTTTGGTACGGGAGGTATCGGATATGCGATTATAAGTCGTATTTTAGATCGTAGGAAATATGATCAAGAAGTTCGACAAGCTTCAGCGTCCGCAGATGTAAAAAGTGATGAATTTTGGAAAGCAAGGTATGATGTGTTAAACAGTGAAATGACTTCCAAAGACATTTGGTGGAAAGAACGGTATGATAATCTTTATGCTGAACTTCAAAACGAAAGAAAATTAAGCAATGATATAGTGAGGAGCTTTAGAACAGAGTTAAATGAGATAAGAGCTGATTATGAGAAACAAAGAGAACTGGATAAGCAAAAGTACAATGAACTAATGCAGCAATATGAAAGGTTCCAGCAAGAATCTAACACTCAGAATATAGAACAGATCAATCGAATTAATCAGCTTGAAATATTAGTAGCGGAATATGAGAAGAGATTAAATATTAAGTAATATGGCAAGCGAAGTAAAAATATCAAAAGCTACTATCATATCCGTGGTAGTAGCTTTTATTGTTGGTTTCCTTATCAGTCGGGCGTTTATCGAAGAGCCGACGCCAATCATTAAGGAAAGTATAAAGTATGAACCATCTCCTTATGTAGTTCATGATACTATTGAAAAACCAGTTCCTTATGAGGTTATAAGAGATACTACTATTTACCTTCCCGGAAAACCAATTAAAGTAGACACAGCAGCAATATTAGCTGATTATTTCTTGAGGAGAAAGTATAAGTTAGATTTTTCTACCGATACTACAGGAACGTTTTTAATTAATGCCGAGGTATATGAAAATAAGCTTGTAAATGCCACTTCTACGGTTCGTCCTCTTTACCGTACCCGAACGAAGGAAACGGTCATTTACAAAGTCCCTGCACTACAATTCTATGGTATGATAGGAAGTTCGGTTGATCTGAAAACTAATAAAATTCAATTTGGAGTAGATTTAAAACAGAAGTTCATGATTGGCGCTTCAGGGATAAGATTGGATGACAGATATGGATATACATTAGATTTCGGAGTTAAATTTTAAAAAATGCTTTGCTAATATAAAATTTAATTCTATCTTTACGTTGGAATTAAACAATTAAACTACATAATTATGGAACAATTTGAAAAAATCATTCAAGGGAATCGTGAAACGGTTGCTAACCGTATTCGCAAAAGTTTTAATATTGATTTTCAACTTTCTGAAGGAGAAACTGAAGGCAAGACGGTCAAGAAGGCGTTTAGTAATGAACTTTCTTCTGTTTACAATAAGGCTATTTCTCATGAAGAATTTTGGGAAGAAATGCAAAAAGCTCATAAAGACGGAGATATGCATCCGAACGGCAAATGGGTTTGGGTGAGTTCCGCAAATGGAGGAAGGGGTGATTGGAGAACAGCGGGAGGTAGAACGCACTCAAAGTCTTCATCTGTAAAGAGTTCAGATAAAGAAGAAGAGACGAAAAGTAAACTTGATGATCATGCAAAAAATGCTTCGGATGAAGCTTTGAAAAAGGTGATTCAATCTGAAAATGCTTCAGATGAGCTCAAGGCGGCTGCTAAGAAAGAATTGAAGAATAGAGAAAAAGAAAGTTCTTCAGATTCTAAGAAAGATGAATTTGAATTCAAGTCCCGTCCAGGACACAAGACGGGGAAATTTATTCAAGGTGACGGTTATTCAGTAGCATATGCTAAATACAGAGATAATCGTTATGCCGTCATGGCTAACTTGAATTATGAGGATAAAGCGGGAGAGGAAATGATAATCGGATTAAAAGGTGATGTAAGTTCTTTGAAAGAAGCAAAAGAGCTATCTATGAAAATTGCAAAAGACTTGAAAGATAAGAAAGTCATGGACACTTTGAGAAATATGGAAAAAGATTTCATTTTTAAAACGAAGAAGATAACGGCAACCCAAATCAGAAAATTTGAATACAGCTGGGAAGACGTTTTGAAAGCTTCAAAGGAAGAATAAATTATGGCAAAGAAGGTAGTTCTGAAAAATAATCATTTCATCCCTTCCCCCTTCCCAGTCGTTACGGCTTATGAAAATAAATTTGTAAAGGTTTGGAATAAAAATATGGCGGAAGCTGTCGGAGAGGTTTTAAAGTATATAGCCAAAACGACAGCTTCGGCTGTTAAAGAAACAGAGAAGAAATGAAACGTTGTAAAGAAATTGTAATTATCATAATTAGTGTAATTTATCTTTGCACTTTTTATGTACTCGGGCTTTTGTTATATTTTATTTCAAAGGCGATAAAAATAATGTCATATGTTCTTACGTTGAATTTCCATTCAGCGAAAGAAGAGTGTCAAACGTTTTCAAAACATTATCGAACTTTAAGAGACTGTTTATGATATTCACACAGGGACAAATTCAAGATATTTTATCTATTCTCAAGAGATATGAACTGATTTTCATAGCCGATCAATTGGGAGTAGATTTCCTTTCTCAGTCTGATAAGGATATATTGATAGCTTCGGGAATTAATCTCGATAAATATACCAATAAGAAAGGAATTGTAGAGCATGCTTTCCTCTGGGGAATATTAGCGGAAGCTATCGGAGATGCACGAGCCAAAAAGATGACCTATGATCAATTCCAAAAGTTTTTAGCTTCCGGAAATTTCATTCCTCTGACCGAAGAAGAAGAATTTGCCTTACAACAAGTTAAGAATCGAGCTTATACCGATATTACCAGTTTAGGTAGTCGTATGAGAACAGCAAGTTCTAATATCATTATTCGAGGAAATACTCGTCAGCAAGTTATTGTTCAAAACATAATCAAGCAAAAGACGATTAAGGCAGTAGAACTTCGATATGGAGCGAGAACATTAGCAAGTGACTTCGGAAACGCAACTAAAGATTGGGAAAGGGATTGGTTGAGAATTGCGTACTACCTTCTTCATGAAGCATATAACGTAGGACGTTCTCAAAGCATTTTGAAGAATCACGGAGCAGATGCGGAAGTATATTTTGACGTTTATCCGGGAGCTTGTGAACGTTGTAGAGAGCTTTATTTGACTGATCCAGATGATGTAAATAGTGAACCAATAATCTTCAAACTCAAAGACCTTATTGCTAATGGGAATAATATCGGACGTAAAGCGGCTGATTGGTTACCTACTATTGCTCCTACACATCCTTATTGCCGTTGTACGATTAACTATAAGAAACCAGGATACGATTGGAATCCGGAGTTGAGAGCATTTACTATTCCTAAAAAGATTAAACCCAAGAATCCTAAACTTCAAGGTGTTAAGTTGAATATCCGAATCTCCAAGGCTGTAGAGGATGAGTTGAATAAGGCGGTAGCTGCTATTGGTGAAATCCGTCAATGGGGAGATGGAATGTATAAAAAGATTGCAGAAGGTAAATGGGCGAAGGTTACGAATGGAAAGGAGAAAGTTGTAGCTGGCTCGGGGATGATTAAAAAGTTACAAGAAGAATTTCAAAATAAGAACGAAAGTTTGTCTAAGATTAAGCGTGAATTTGAGGATTCTCTCGAATCTAAATTTCCCCGAGGTACGGTAGCATATAACGTCTTCTTTCAGAAAGCTTGGCAAGACGAACAAGACCGAAACGAATTTATCAAGAAAATAAGGGAAGAACAATCTGACCTCAATAAAGAGATATATGAGATAAAGCATCTTTTAGATAAGGAAGCGAAGCTCAAAAGAGAAGCAAAGGCGGGGAAGAAGGAAATGGATGTTCCGGAGGTACAAGAAGCTCTCAAAGATATGAAGAGTATATTCTACAAAGTAGAAAAAGAAGTACCTCGTTCGGGAACAGGAAAACAAATCATGCCGGATGTTACTATTGATGATTACTTTTACGATACCGAAACCGTCTTTCGTTCTGTTCTTCGGAAGGATGAAAAATGGAATGAAATCGAAGAGCGTTGGAAGAAAATGATTGATAGTAAAAAGTACGATTGGCATCGCAGCCCTAAAAGTAGCTCGGAATATCTCATTGATAAGGAAACAGGGGATATTTATCGTTATGCTGATCATTGGGGAAAGGTTGCATCTTGTGATTGGAATTTAATTAGCAAGAATGAAGGTGGATATAATATTGCTAAAAGTAATATAAAGAATTTTGTTCGCAAGGATTCGGGAGTTTATTTCAATCCTCAATATCGTATAAAGATAGTTGAAGCTGCTAATATTGTTTTGCCGAGATTGAAGAATTTAGTTAGCGATAATAAGGATTTTTATTTAACTGAAAAAGCTCGTAAGGAAGTAGTGATTATCGCTGGAAACTTCTTTAATACTCTAAAACATAGTGCTGATTTATCTATGGAAGAAATAGATCGCTTGAAAAAGGAGTATTATGCTATTTAGTAATCGGATAAACAAGGTTAAGTAGATTGTAAAGTTATAAAATTGTATGGAAGAAAAAAAATTGTTACTCGTACAGCCTCACTCAGATGATATTCTTTTCAGTTGTTTTCATCTTCTCATAAAAGAGGACGTTGAAGTACAAGTTCTGACCGTGGAGAATGATCCAAGAAGAATTGAGGAAGATCAAAAATTGTATGACTTTTTAAATATCCCTTTTCATCATCTCAATCTGGATTTTAAAGATGAAAGCTACTACGGATTTAAGAAGGAATATCCAGAAGTGAATTTGGAAAATACCTACGCTTATCTCCAGAAGTATTTCGGAAAAGAAACAATGAATGAAATAGAAATGGAGCTGGTTGAATGGATTAGACGTTTTTTGAAGAAAAATAAGGGATATACTATCGTAGCTCCTTGGGGCATTGGGCATCCGTTTCATTTCTTTGTTAAGAAGATTCTGGAAAACACGGTAGGATTTATGTACTATTATCGTGAGTTTCCTCACTCTTATAAAAGGAGAGCGCAATCTCAAGTTGCTATACAAAGCAATCCTTCTTTGTATATGTTATATTCTTCGGTAGACGTTAAGGAATTTCATGAAGCAAAATGGAAATTAGCTTCTAAGTTCTATCGTTCGCAATCGGGGTTATTATTTTATGAGATGGGATACATAAAGAAACAACTTCCGGAAGAAATATATGTAAAAGACGACTTACCATTTTAGATTATGAAGATATTTATTGCTGATTTTAATATTTCCAAATACGGAGGAATCGTTGAATACGTAGCTTCTATGCTTAAAGCATTTCGAGATTTGGGACATGAAGTAGATGTTGCTCAAATGACTCCTGCTTCCACTACTCAGAACGCTTATAACAAGAAAGTAAAAGAGTTTGAAAGTGGAGAACATCAACGCAAGATTAAGTTTCATTCTCAGGCGGGAGGTTATGAGAAAGATGAAGTAACGGGTTATTGGCGGAATAACTATTACGGATATTTCTTGCCTCCAAGCAACCGTATCGGAGTATATGAGAAGAATGCCGTTGAAAGATGGAAGGAGCTTGTAAGGGATGCTGATATAATTCTTTGGAATTTTATGCCCACTAAAAGTTCTGCTTGGAATAAGAAAGGAGTTGAATTTGATTTTTGGCATAAGTTCTTTGATCTTCCTTCTTCTATTAAACAAGTGTTCTTGGTACACGATGCTTATTTCAATGTTAGAGCTTCCAATATATCTGCTCTGAAAGATAAGATATTGTTTATGGGTTGTGCACATTTAGCGGCATATCAATGTTGTTCTGAGATAGGCATTCCAAGAAGTTTGTTGTTGAATCCACGTTACCTTCCTCGTGGAGCTAAAATGCCTGTGAAAGTAATGGGTAAACGAAAGGAAGATTTTTTTGCTGCTCATATGTTTAAGTCTATGAAGCATATGGAAGAACTTATTGCCACTATTCCGTATATTCAGAAGAGTGAAGAAGAGCGTTTCAAAGTAAAGATTGCTGGAACTGGTATCGAATATAACTATATGACCAGTGATACGAAGACGAAGAGTAATTACATGTGCACTACGAAACGTGATCCCAACCTTCCGAAGAAACTTGACGGTAAACTTTCTCTTTGGAAGAGAGCTGAGAAATTTGGGATGGAGTATATGGGTCAGATGTCGGGTGGTGAAGTTATAAATACTTTGAAAAACACGAAGTTTGCTATTGATCCTTCTTGGGCTGAACATTATGCACGTTATTGTCGTACTCATATAAACGGCTTTATTATCGAAGCTATGTTATGCGGTGCTTATCCTGTTTTGCGTGATTATAGAGGATTGGTGAGGGGAGAGGAAAAGGAAATCTATGATCCGCTATTTGAAAACATAAGAGCAATCATTATTCCGTGGGATGCTACTCCTAAAGAATTTGCCGAGACTTTAAAGAAAGCTATGAAGATGAGTCCGGCAAAATATCTAAAGGACACCAAGCATAATTTCGATTTAGTATATGAATTATTCAATGCTACGAAGAATGCTGAAGAGATAATAAGGCTTGCAAAAGGTGGAAAGAAATTGGTAAAACGAGAGCTGGAGAAAGGAAAGGATTCTTCCACGGTTAAAAAGATCACTAAAGAGATCATGGAAGATTTCTATGGTATTGAGCTTCCGATTGAATGGACTACAGATTGAGACAGTTATAAGTTAGCATAATTACATCTAATAAATAACGTAGAAATTATGGTTAAGAATGAAGATTTAATCGAAAAAGCCGTAACGAGAAAAGTAGGCGATGCACACCCAACCAAACCTTGGGTATGGACAGAATACAAACCAGGAAAGTTCGATTGGCGTCCAGCGAAAGGCGGAGGTACTCCTAACAAACCTTCTGCTTCTCAAATAGCTAACGCTAAAGCAAAATCAGGTAAACCCATGGATTCCGCTTCTTTAGCTAAATGGGCAAAAGAAACTTCTGAAGATAATCTGGTAAAAGTTGCTAATAGTAAGAATGGCAACGGACAAATGAGAAAGATAGCCTATGACGCTTTAGCAGAACGAGGTTATGACGTATCAAAGATTGATACCAGTGGTTCTTTGGACACTCTTTTGAAAATGACGGGAACAGGAAAGAATCAAGAAAATGATGATATTGCTCCGGCAGCCAAAGGAGCTTCGGTAGACGTAGATGGAGACGAGGAAGATTCTTCTGAGATTACAGAAAAGTGGTATTTGAATCCAGACGATGATCGAGTAAAGAAGCAATTCAATTTGAAGACAAAAGAAGGACGTATCAAATACGATCAATTTGTCTACAAGATGAAAAAAGCGGAACCCGATTACATGAAACCTGTAGAAGTAATCCAGGATTTGAATGAACAATATTTGGAGTTCTTGGATAACGACAAACAGAGGTTTATGATTTCAGCTGGTGGAGCAGGTATTGGTAAATCATACGGTTTCAAGAAACTTGCTGAAGCATTGAACATGAAACCTTTTGAAGAGGGAGACGAGCCAGGAGACGAAGACTATGACTATTATGAAGCTCCGGACGTTAACTCAGGCAAGCAGTTGTTGACTATCTTGAAAGCTCATAACGGAAAGATCATTCTTTTCGATGATAATGATAAGGTTCTCCGCAGAAGCGATTGCGCTTCAGTAATGAAAAAAGCTACGGCAACTACAGGGAAGAGAATCGTTTCAGATGCCGATGATGTTAAAACCAACTTTGAGTTTACAGGTAGGATCATGGTTATGACCAATAAGAATCTTGCCGCTCTTTCAGAGAATGAAGATACCAAAGCTATCATTTCTCGAGCCATGATGGTTTCGGAAATCTATCTTACGGTACCAGAAACAATAGAGGTATTGAAAAGTCGTTATCAAGATATGGAATTTGAAGAAGTTCCTCGTTTGGATGACGAAAAAGAAGACAAGAAGGAAAGAGATGAAATCATAAAACTGATTGTGGAAAATCAGAAAAACATTGATCCAGCGAAATTCACCGTCCGGACGTTCCAAGAGATGCTGAATGCTAAAAGGAAAGTTGATAAAGCTAACAACAAAAGAAATAACGCTATGATTGCATCTTTAATTGGAGATAAGAAAAAGGAATGGAAAGAGAAAGCTCTTGCCGCTCTTACAAAAGCCGAGGAAAATAATTTGTCTTATTTCTCTACATATGAGGATATTGAAAAGGCAGATTCTAATGAGGAACTTTCTCAAGCTGAGGATTTACTTTTAGGTGATGTGTTTGAAAAGGCTGAAAATAAACATTACTTTTCTACTAAGGAAAGAAAGAATCTTGCTAAAAAGAAAGAAGCAATGCCGGACGGTTCTTTCCCCATTCGTAACACCCAAGATTTGAAGGATGCTATTCGTTCGGTGGGAAGAGCCTCTAATCCAGAGGCTGCTAAACGTTGGATCAAAAAGCGTGCTCGTCAATTAGACGCAGAAGACCTTTTACCAGATACATGGAAAGCGGAGGACGTTGCTAATTTCAATTTCATAGATATGGATTTGCAAAAGGCGGAAGACCTTTTGTTGGGGAAGATTGAAAAATAAAAGTCTACCAATATGGATGATTTAAGAAAAGCATTGGAAACAATTGCCCTCCGAAATGGTGAGGGCGTTGTTCCGGATGACCTACTTATTAAGGCTTGCGATGCATACAAGGTGAAGTCTGATTTCTTAGATGACTATGATTACCACGTATGTGTCGCAAAATCTTTATCTGATTATATTCACGGTTTAGAGCCGAGCGAAGAAATTTGTAAGGCTTTAGTTCCTGGGCAAACGAAAGTAGTAGATGGAATAGTTTACATTTATACTTCTACTCCTAATGCCAAAACAAGATATGATTGGAGAGTTTTGAAAAGTGCTAAGCAAGTAGGACGTCAAGTAGATAGTTCCAAAGCAGATTCTAAACAGAAGTATGTAAACGAACTTTTCCCAAGAGATTTAAGCACTCTAAAGACAATTAAACAACTGGGCGGTAGTACGGGAGCGAAACTGGTAGAAGATGCTAAGGGCAATCAGTACGTGATGAAACGAGGCAATAATACCTCTAATGGACATGTTAAGTCGGAGTATCTGACTAATCAACTCTATGAAATTCTTGGATTAAGAGTTCCTGATTTTGAGCTGTATGACGATGGAGGCGAAGCTGTTCTCCTTTCTCGTTTTATACCTATGACCAGAGTTCCTTCAACCTCCGATTATCCTGAAATGGCGAAGGGTTTTGCGGTCGATGCGCTCTTAGCGAATTGGGATGTTTATCAGAATGATAATTGTCTCGTAGATTCAGCTGGAAGAATTATTCGGGTAGATAACGGAGGAGCTTTGGAATATCGAGCTCAAGGAGCGAAGAAAAATTTTGGTGATGATGTCGTAGATTGGAATAGCATGATGAAGTATAATCCTTCGGTTCTTTCTAATCTTTCAGATCAAGAAAAGATTGATCAGATTAATTCTGTTCTGGAAAAGAAAGACGATGTCTTAGGATTCCTTGCGGTCAGCAACCAAAATAGTTTAGCAGCTACTTTCGATAAACGTTTCAAAAGTCTTGAATTTATCAAGAATGATTTAGAGGCTAAGATTCTTAAAAGCGCTCGAAAAGTTTCGCCACGTCAGTTAAAACCTGAAGCTGAAATGTATCGAGATTTTACAGAGGACGAATTGAACGATTTCTGGACGAATCTCATTGGAGCTGATTATCGGAGTAAAATCCAACAAACGAGCAAGAACGGTTGGGAACTGTTGGATAACATATGTCAATCCCGAGGTTTCAACGCTCGTCCGAGAGTAGTAGATGAGACTGAGTATTGGAATACTGTTAGTCAAGTGCCTTATCAGATGTTTCGTGGTCTAACGGGCGGTTGGGGAGGAATAAAAACCGCTGATGATTTCGCCGACGATTTCAGGTACAATGATAATTGTTACTATGGAACCATGGGTGTCCATGGGTGCGGCATCTATTTTCATGTTAACGACGGAGATTCTGATAAAAGTAATACTAAAACTACCTATCGAAAGTCGGACGCTTATCGAGGAGCTTTATCATATTCAGGAAAGAGCGGAGCTATCTTAGAAGCTTGTCTGGAGCCAGACGCTAAAGTTGCTTTAGTTCCAGATTTACAGAAAGAAATAGAAAATTTAACTCCCTATGATAAAGCGGCTGCGGATGCTTTAGATAAAGAACTTAATGACCTTCTTTCTGATCTTGCTAATGCTGATTACGCTCTCTTCAACATAACACAGACTACCATAGATAATATTCATAAGGAAATGCACTGGGATGAAGATTCTTTGGTAATGTCTCAAACAGAAATTGATAATACTGATTGGGGTAATGTTAATGAGAACGGAGATCCAGAATATCCCAGTTTTGAGGATTTCGTAAAAGGGAAGATGTTTGATTGGGTAACCAAGAATGGGGGAAAAGTTAAGGAGAAGAAACCTAATTCAGACGTATATGTTTTCTCTCTTCCTAATTCAAAGGAAACGTTTATGATCTCTCGTTTTCAGTATGAGAATAACGCTATTAAACGCAAAAACGCTTTTGCTAAAGCTTACAACTATCCAGTAAGACGTTTCCAAGATTGGTTAATGAATAATCATTACAAGGTTATTCAGAAGAGAGTAGATCGAGAAATTTCTGATTTAGGGGATGCTAAGCAAAAGGCTCAGGCAGAAGTCAATAGACTGAGAAAGAAAGTAGACGCAAAAGAACAAGAACTTACAGATTTGAAAAAGTCTAAAGATCCAAATAAAGATATTTTGTCTGGTATCTATGAAGATGTTGTTCATAACGCAAGCAAGGAAGCTATTGGAGTATATGCCGCAATAAAAGGTTATGATGCAATAATTGAACCTCACGGCAATGGCGGACCAAATTCTTTCATGATCGTTCTCAATCGGTCTAAAGTAATTGTTAAAAAATAAGATTATGGTAAATAGAGAACAGTTGGTATCAGTAGTAGGAGGAAGAGCTGCGAGATTTGTGAATACTTCTAAACCCAGCGAACTTATCCCTTTTAAAGGGAAATTTCCTCTTTTAGAGACTTGGGAAGTTAGAGCTTACCAGAAAGCAATTCAAGGAACGGAATTGATCGAAAACCTTTCTCCAAGATTTCAAGAAATAGTTATGAAAGGAAGTCGTATGGCACTCATGGAACAAGGCTTCCGTCAGTACCTTTCCCAGAGGAATATTTCTGAAGTCGATTTTCAGAAGTTAGATAGTCCTCATAAATCTGATTATTTAATTGAATGGATGAATACGGATTGTATTGATTTCTCATCTTTAAAAATTAATTAACATGGCAGATTTTAAAATAGCTTTAAAGCGTACCGCTATCTTTGAAGGAGGATATGTAAATGATCCGGATGATGCAGGTGGAGAAACTTACAAGGGAATTTCTCGAAAAGCGAATCCGAAGTGGGAAGGTTGGATCATAGTAGACGCTATGAGGAATCATTCTAATTTTCCAAAAATTTTAGATACTAATCAAAAGCTACAAGAGTTAGCGGAGAAGTGTTACAAAGAAAATTATTGGAATCCTATTTGGGGCGATAAGATAATCAAACAAGAAGTAGCAAATGACATGTATGATACAGGAGTGAATATGGGAGTAGCTACTTCAGTGAAATTATCGGAAAGACAATTTAATCTTCCGGAAACTGGAAGGATGAGCGAAGCGTTATTAAGTAAACTCAATTCAGTAGTATGAAAATCTTTGTATCTATCATAATGTTGTTAGTATTCGGGAGTTGTGGGGTCAAAAGCCCTTCCTCTCCCGATATTCCTCCGAAGGCAGATTCCGTCATTGTAGTGATCGAAGATACCGCTCGTATAGAAAGTTTACAGGAAGAACTAAAGATGGTCAGAGACAGCTTGCAATTCTATCGAGACAGCATACCTTATGAAACTTATATGAACGCTCGGAGAATAGAGAAAATAAAGTACTATATAGCTATATGTGACAAAACGGCTACCAATAAGAAATATTTCTTTGGATGGATAAAAAGAACTATGTCGGAATAGTGAGATAACTTTCCATTGACAGTTATAGAGAGGTCAAGAGTGCAAAAACTTTTGACCTTTTTTTAATGTTCAATAATGGCAACAGATAACAACAATAGATTTAAGTTTTGGTGTCCCGTAGAAATTGAGAAAGCAATAGATGAGACAACTGGCCAAGAAATTATGCGTCTTGGCGGTATCGCTTCTACCGCTGATCAAGATAGTGACGGTGAATTTCTTGATCCAAAGGGATTTGATATCCGTCCTCTCATTGAGAGCGGAATGGTCAATTGGCACCATCAGGCAAAGACTGCTCCTGCAACAATAGTAGGTGAGCCTTCAAAAGCCGAAATTCGCAAAGAAGGTTTATACATAGAAACTGATTTGTATCCGTCCTCTGCTGTAGCAAGAGATATTTGGACGCTCGCTCAGACTTTAGAAAAGGATTCCAAAACCAGACGTTTAGGATATTCTATTGAGGGAAAAGTAGTAAAGAGAAAATCCAATGATAAAAAATCTCCGGATTATAATAAGATAGTTAAAGCCATCATTACTGGAGTAGCAATAACTCATCAGCCGAAAAATCCTAAAACCTTTGCTAATATCATAAAAGGTGAAATCGATGATTTCGATGAAGAGGAAGAAGAAAAGACTGAAGAAAAAAGTTTGAACACAGATAATGCCGCTGCTCTAAAAAAAGAGTCAGTTGACAAGAAATTAAAAGTAACAACTTTTACCAAAGCGGAAGCAATGGAGAGGCTTTTCTTGGATATTCCAGGTATAAATATTACAAAAGCAGAGAATATTTACTTAATGTTAACAAAAATAGCGAATATGGCAAAGAGAACAAAAGTCAACGAAGAGGACATCCAGAAGGCTTATGAAGCACTTGGATTGACCGATGAGCTGGAGACTGTCTCCAAAGCTCGTGACGACGACGATGAATATGAAGACGAGGAAAACGTCAAGAAGCGTGAGGCGAAAGCTAAAGAACGTCTTGGAGGTATCAAAGGTGATGCTAAACTTCACAAAGAAGCTGAAAAGCGTAAAATGAAAAAAGCTGAGGAAGACGATGATGATCCAGACGGAGGAGATTCGGAAGACTTGGAAAAAGAAAAGGCTAAAAAAGCTAAACTGAAAAAAGCTAAGAAAGCTGAAGACATGGACGACGAAGGCGATGAGGAAGATGTTGATATCGCTGACGAAGAGGAAGAAGACGTAGATGAGGATGACGATAAGGAAGAAAAAGCTAAGAAAACAAAGATGAAGAAGTCTCAGAACAACGGAGGTTTGTTTACTCGTTTTGACCGCATCGAAAAAGCAATTTCTACTTCTTTCTTCAAACAGGCTGAGTTCATGCAAGCTTTGGGTATTATGCAGAAAGCATCTACTCAGAAACTGGAAAAGGCTATCGAGGTAATTGACCTTGCTGGAGAGAGAATTGAAGAACTGTTGGAGATAAACAAAGCTCAAGAAGATACTATCAATATGCTTTCTGAGAAGTTGGAAGAATACGGTTCCGCTCCTATGCCTGCTAAGTCTATTCGTCATTCTGCTCCAGTGGAAAGAGCTTTCAGTAAGGGCGGTGATAATGATATTGAAAAAGGTGGAGAAGGAAAGAAAGGTGCGGTAAGCATTAAGAATCGTCCCGTGATTTCGGAAATTCTTGATCAGGCTACTTTCTCAAAAGGCTTCGATGAAGAGTTTAGCAAAGCTTGCATTACTTACGAAGCATCTGGTCAACTGCCGGCAAACATTATCGCTCGTGTAAAGAACGAATTTGGAATTGAAATACAATAAAAATAAACTCATTTTAAATTAAACTATATGGAAAGATTAAGCATTAATCTGGCGGACTACGGTTATACCAGCCAAAGTGGTGATGGTTTTAACGCATCCTCCAGTGAAAACGTTGACGCTCTTAACAAAGCCCTTTCAGCTGGTGAGATCACTGGTCGTGAGACTGCTAACCTGACAGACGCTTCTGGAGCACCTTTGAAAGTTGAATCTCTGGAAAAGACTTTGAAGCACCTGACCTTCCGTGAAAGCGACATTCGTCTTTGGAAAGATATACCGAAGAAAGCTGCTTACAATACCGTGGAAGAATATAACCAACAGACAAGCTATGGTCAAGACCGTGGTGGTTTCAACGCTGAAGGTGAACTTCCGGAAGAAGAAGATTCAGTATTCGTTCGTAGAGCCCAGTTGGTGAAATACTTGGGTGTAACGAAGAGCGTAACTCATCAGATGACCTTGGTAACTACCGTTATCGGTAATATCATGGAAAAGGCTATCAAAGACGGTACGATGTGGATTCTTCGCAAGTTGAACTCTTCTCTTTACTTCGGTAACGAAAAGTTGGTTCCGTTGGAATTTAACGGCTTCCTCGCTCAGCAAGAGCAATCTGACGCTTGGGCAAGTCACGCTGAATATATGGATTCTGACAATATCGTTGACCTCCGTGGTTCAGCTTTGACTGAAGATGCTATTGAAAGTGGCGCAAATACTATCGTTGAGAACTACGGTTTGGGTACCCAGATTTATGGTCCTCCGGCAGTACTGTCTAATTTCGTGAAGAATTTCTACGGTAACAAATTTATCGTTCCGAATACTCCGTCATTGAGTAACGGTATTATGGGTCAGAGAGTTCAGGCTTTTGATTCTCAGTTCGGACAGATTGGTTTGAATCATGATGTATTCTTCCGCAAACTTCCTTCTAAGACTTCAACCAGTCCGGCATCTTCTCAAAAAGCTCCTAACAAACCGACCGTAGCTGCTGACGCAGTAGCCGCTACCGTTGTAGGTTCAAAATGGGGTGCTGATGATGCAGGCAACGTTATTTACGCTGTAACAGCCGTTAACCGTTATGGTGAATCAGATTTGGCTATCGTTTCTGCTGCTACTGCAGTGGTTGCTAACGGTGCTGCTGATATCACTATTACAGACGGAGGTGGTGTAAATAAAGCTACCGCATATCGTATTTATCGTACAATGAAGAATGGCGCTGCTACAAGTGAGTTCTATCCTTTGTTTGACGTATCCTTGGACGATGTGACTCGTGGTTATGACGGTGGTGCAGCTGGTGCAGTACGTGATATGAACCGCTGGTTACCGAATTGTGATCAGGCTATGTTAGTTCAGTTCGATAACGAAGTTGTTGAGTTTGCTCAGCTGGCTCCGCTTATGAAGATGGACTTGGCGTTGCTTTCTCCTGCGTTCCGTTTTATGGTTCTGTTGTATGGAACTCCGTTCTTGTACGCTCCGAAGAAAATGGTTCGTTTGATCAATATCGGTAAGTTTATTAAATAAGCCGAATTATTGTAATTAAAATAGTAATAATCGAAAAGGGGTTGGGTTCTTGCCCTTCCCCTTTTTTAATTAAAAACAAAATCGTATGAAAATTAAAGCTATTAACAAACTGGTAAAGGGAATGAAACTTTCCGTGCCCTTCGACGGCATTATTAACATCGATGGTAACGGTATAGCCGACGTATCTCAAAAGGCAGCTAAGGCATTGGTAACTGGTACTAACGACTGGGAATATCTTGAAGACGCAGCCGAAGAAGGTGAAGCTGATGAAGTAAATGACGAAGACGTTGTTGCTGGTATCAAAAAGATGAAGATTGAAGACATGATCGCTTTAGCTAAAGAAAGCGGTTATCCGGAGGAAGAGTGGAAACGTTTTGAGAAAAAGCCGAAACTTTTCAGCGGTTATCTAATCGGCAAGTACAATGCCGAGAAAGACGCAGCCGAAGAAGGTGAAGAATAATAAACAATTAAATTGATCTAATATGCCCAGTTTAAGACTAAAAATACAGTATAACAAGAATGAGGGGATTTTAATAAGTCCTACGGAATTACGAGAAAGTTATCTTTTCGGGATTCCTACTTGTACGTCTGACGGACGAAAGATGTCTGAACAGGCTATGAAACAACATATTCTTGCGGCACAGGAATCCGTGGAGAAACTGTTTAGCATTAAACTTGAAAAACAAGCGATTTACGAAAGTAGGGATTTTGTACGAGAAGAATTTAATGCTTGGGGTTATGTTAGATCAATGTATCCAATTGTTTACATTGACTACTTGAAGGGATATATCAACGATGCTTGTCAGGTTGATTATCCCAAAGAGTGGTTGTCTATTAAAAAGATTGCTGCCGTAGCGGTTTATCGAAATGTTTATCTTATTCCTAATTCAGCAAGTTCTCATGGAGCTACAATGTCTCAAAACTCTATAATCTACAACGGTCTGTCTCCCCATCTTGGTTGGTTCGGACAAAAGTGGATTCCGAATTATTGGAGATTACTCTACACCACAGGATGGAACGCAAAAGATATTCCTACTGACTTGTTAGATTTTATTGCTAAATTAGCAGCTTTGAATGTCTTGGCAGTAATTGGAGATTTCTTGTACGGAGTAGGTTTAACCAGCATTAACATTTCTTTAGACGGAGTTTCTCAAACTACTCCGCTTTCTCGTGGAGGAAAATACGGTCTGTTTGGGGCTCGTATCCAGTTGTACTTGGATGAGATGAACCGAGTATTCGGTAATTTGAAAAATATCTATCGTGGTATTACTTTTGAGGTATTGTAATGGGAAAGAAAAGTATTATATCGGGGCGTGTTCCCGTAGTTTACACTCCAGCAACTCCTGGTGATCCGGCAGTAGGGTGGAGATCAGAAGACTTTAATGAACTTATTTATTCGCAGGGATATGATGCTTATATTGATAGAGCCTTACGGTGTCCTTGTGTAGACCGAACAAGCGGCCAGCCTTTATCCACTTGCAGAAATTGTTTGGGAAGAGGCTGGTTTTTTGTTGATAGAAAGGAAACCAGAGTAGTCTCTCAGGGGATGAATAATAAGAAACAATTTCAAAATTGGAGCGAAGTAAATAGAGGCATTGCTCGAATAACCGCCAGAGGAGTAGATAAGATGGGATTCATGGATAGAATCATTCTCATGGATTTGACCGCTTATTATTCTGAGATATTAAGACCGATGATGTTTGAGAATCAACTCATTGCTTATCCTATCTATGAACCTATGCAGATTTCGGATATATTCCTTTTCGTGGGGGATGCTACGAAATTAGAGCCAATTCCTTCGGAGCTTTATCAGATAGACGGGAATAAAATGATTTTCGATACCAGTCTTAATGAATTCGCTCCCGTAGAAAGCATCAATGATATTTATCCGAAACTTTCTATTTCTATCCGCTACTCCTATCGTCCCGTATATCATGTTTTGGAGGCAAATAGAGAGCTAATGAGAGTTCGTGAAAGAACTTGTAGCTTTACGGACGAAGAATTGCGAGATATGCCTTTAAATCTCCTTTGTAGAAAAGCGCATTATATCTTTGACGCTCAAAAATTTGGAGAGAGCATGTTTGATAATACTGTATACCCAACGCCTGAAGAATGAAACCAATTACCATAGACCTTTCTGGGTTAGAGCAACAATTCGGTTTAGCTGCCGATCAGATTGATCAACTTACCGAGACTTGCATAAACGCAGTCACGGCAGCGGTCTATGCTAATTGGGAAGCGTTGGCGAAACAAGAACTTCATTCTACTCTTCCGGAATATCTCCAGAATCTTCATAAAGTAGATAAGGGAAGGTTCGCTAAGCAAATAGTTCTTACAGGCGTTCTTCCTACGATGATCGAACAAGGAGCAAGTCCTTTCGATATGAAGGAGGGATTCAAACGATCTCAAAAAGTACAATATACCGTTCCTGTTTATAACAAAAAGGGAAATCAAGTTTACGCTGGAGGAGATTGGTATCTAACAATTCCTTTCCGTATCGGTACGCCAGGAACTTTAGGGCAAGCGGGATTTACGGGACAAATGCCTCAAGAGATATATGATATAATGAGGAAAAGAGCTTCGGGAAGTCCTCTCACGTCCAGAGAAATTCCAACGCCTTATGACGTTCCTCGTTCTCGTCAAGCTATTATGGATAAACAAGGACAGATGTTATATGATACGTATCAACATAAAAACTCTATCTATGAAGGTTTAACCAAGCGTACCGCCCCATATGCTCGTACTACTCAAAACACTTACGGAACTTTCCGAAGAGCTGGTAAAAATTCTGATCCCCTGAGTTGGATTAACAAGGGAATTAAAGCTTATCATTTAGCAGATAAAGCAGTAGAAAGAACGGACGTTGAAACGATTGTAGAAAATGAAGTAATTCAATATTTAGATCAAGCATTATGATAACAGGAATCATTCTTCCCGAAGTGATCATTAAAGACGCTTTGGAAAATATAATTAGATATATCCGAACGGATTTGAAAAATAATCCTTTGGATGAAACTCAAACCATTCTATATAAAATTCTTGGAGTAACCGAGGAGGGCAAGCCGATTAAAATGAATCGGTATAATTTCTTTGATCAAGCACGAAAGATGTTTGAGAAGGTAGGAAGTTTGACGGTGAATTTCGGATATAATTTAGACGTTTCTCAAGATATTTCTCTTCATATCATTCTTCCAGCAGAACAATCTGTTAATCCTGCTTTGGGAGAAGACGAAGGATATGGAGATGAAATAGATGATCAAGGAAGAGTACAACAGAAGTTTGTTCAGTTGTTTAATAGCAATTATCAGATTATGATAACTTCTTCCAATTCTACCGAGGTTAATGTTATTTATAACGTTCTCAAAGCCATGTTTATTGCGATAACTCCTCATCTCAGTCTTATGGGACTTTTGAATCCTAAAGTTTCCGGCAATGACGTAGTTTTCCAAGATGATCTTATTCCCCCTACTATTTATCATAAGGCTTTGAACTTGACGTTTACTTATGAACTCATTGTACCGCAATTAGTGGTGAAGGAAATTGTTACTGGAGTTATCTTTGAGGGAACGATGAAAGATTATCTCGGGAAGGCTTAAAAAGGGCAAAGCCCAATTATTAGTATGAAGAAATAAGTATAATAAACATTTAATTTTAAATTATGGCAACAGTTGTAAATTTTCACGGAAAGAATTACATTGAGCCAGGATCATATGCCGTTTCTACTTACAATCCGACATCGGTTCAAAACGTTTCTGCTTTCGGAAATGTAATGATCATAGATACTGGTTTGGCGACGAATGGAACATATGAATTCGCTGGAGGTTCAGGTATTCACGGAGAACTGAATCAAGGTCTCAAGTCCGTTTATAACTTCACCAACTACGAAGACTTTCTTGCTTTCATGGGCGGTGGGTTAGTAGGAGATATTGCTGAAAAGCTCTTTACTCCTCTTCCATTATCAGGTGCGGCTGGTACTCCAAAACTTTTCTATTGTAGAGCGGCAACAACTACTTGTGCTACAATTACTTTAGAAATGTCCACGGGTATTAATCTTACTTTGAAATGCAAGAACGAAGGTATCGCTGGAAACGGTCAAGCTGTAGATGAAGTTTTGAAAGTAGGATATGCTGCTCGTATCATTGCAGGTGTAGAGGATTCATCTAAATTCATTATGGAAGTCTACAAGGGTTCTTACATGGGGACTGATCCCGCTGGTGAATCTTATGGTCCGAAATCTTTAGCAGATTCTACTCCGAATTTACTGGCAGAATCTCCGGAACTTTCTACGCTTCAAGAGCTTTACGATTGGGCTTCTTCGAATCGTTATATGTTGGCTAATTTCGTAGTGACTATGAACGGTTTAGGAACGACCGCTTTGAAGGTTATTGCTCAAACTTTAGCTATGGGAGGTACAACGACTTGGATGAAAGATACCGAATATGCAGATGCTTTGGAAGCTATCTCTGAATTGGATATTACTTTCTTCCTTTGCACGAATACCACGGTAGCCGGAGGTACAGATGCAGCAACAAACGTTAAGTTGTTTACGTACTTGAAGAACGACGCAAAATTTTCTGAGTTTATGTTCGTTCCAGGAGGTTCAGATGAAACTGACTTAATGGGCGACTCCAACACTTCTCAGGCAATTGCTAAGTACTTCAACAGCGGTCAGGTAGTTACGGTTCACGGAGCACCTGTCGTTACGAGAAAGGACGGCAACGGAACGAAGACATTGAGTCCTATTTACCTTACTGCTGCCATTATCGGTTTGAATGCCGGAATGGCTGCACAAACTCCTTTGACGTTCAAACGTATCGGCTACGATAGCTTTGTTTACGATTTGAAAAAGAAAGAACGTATTGCCGCTCTTCAGGCGGGTATCATGCACGTCCGAAATGTAAACGGTTCTTGGTGTGTAAATCAGGGGATAACCACTCTTCAGGATAACAAGAAGACTATCGCTGATGACGGTCAAAGCTTTGAGTTATCGGTAGAACTTATCAAGGCTCAATTGAATAAGGAGCTTATCATTGAAGGCGAACAGAGATTTACTGGACAGACGGCAGCTCAGGCTACTCCGCAATCAGTAAAGAATTTCACCGAGACAAAGCTTCAATCTCTGGTGGCGGAAGTCGGAAATGACAATCTGCTTATCACTTGGCAAAATGTTAAGGTGTCTGCTAAGAATAGCGATTACTTTATCACATATGATTTTGTTCCAAATGTTCCTGTAAACAAAACTTTCTTTACTGGCAATATTTTGGATCTTCAGATCACTGTTTAATCCTAAAGTAACAAAGAAATGGAAAAAGTTTTTACAGCGCCATTGGCGATAATTCAAGTAAACAGTGTTACTGTGGGCAAGATGAAAAATATCCGTATAACGGAAAACATACGACGCGCACGTGTAGGTGGTTTAGGGCGTTTGAATCCCGAAGACCTTGCAGCTGTTGAATGGAGCGGCAGTTTAACTTGCTCCTCCTATACGATTAACTTCAACCGTCTTTTGAATAAAGTTGCTAAGGGAGCTTTCAGAAATGCAGCTACGGTTGATGAGTGGGCAAACGCTCTTCTCCTTCAGGAAGAAGGACTGGAAATAGCTATCTTACGCAAAGTTAAAGACGGGGAAATTGATCCAGATACTGGATTGGTAGCAACGAAATACGAAACCTTTGCGAAAATAACTGGAGCTTTCCTTTCCCGAGAAGGATTTGACGTTCAAGAAGGACAGATTTCAGGGCGTGATACTGAGTTTGAATATACAACACCTATTCTATACAACGGAGTATTGTAGACTGATGTTTGACAGTTATAGAAAGGTAGTTATGCGTTGACGTAACTACCTTTTATTGTATAATATAAATTGTAAAATTATGATCGAAAGAGAAAAAATGATCGAAGTAAAAGGATCAAAGTTGAGAGTTAAGTTTCCCAACGTAGGGCAGTTGATAGACATGGAATCTTTGAAGGTTGCCATTTCTTCTGGACGCTACGGACAGATGGCACTCTCGGGAATTAAGTCTATGACCGTTGCTTTGGATTTTATCGATGCTATGGTATTCTTTTCTATTCTTTGCCCGCAGGTTAAGAACTTATACGGAGTTAAAGAATTGACTTCACTTGATCCAAGCGAAGGGAAAGAACTGGTAGAGATTTACCTGAGAGATATCAGACCTTGGTATTCAAAAATAGAGAGTGAATTGTATGCATCTGGAAGCACAGAATCAAAAAACGCTGAACAAGCAGATTGATGATTTTCTTTTCAATTGGCACAAATTCACTATTGATTACTGGTGGCGAAAGAAATATAACATTCCCTTTGGTTCTCCGCAGCATCGAGCAATGAATCCGATTGATATGTTAATAGAGTACACTGAGACTTTAGAAATTAATCGAGCAATGACGAGAGCGAAGAACCAAAGAGATTTCCCCGAAGAGGATGATAAGATAGTTCATCTTTCAAATGAGGAAATTGATAGGGATTATGAAGATTTAGATTTAGAAAATTTTTAACAAAGAAATAAGATGCCTGAAGTAGTAGTTGACATACGTGGTAATGCTGACCAATTGAGAAGAGAGTTGGAAAGTCTTGAACAAGAACTTCCACAAACAGGTACGCCTGATGTTCCTGGAAGAGCACCTGTTGCTCCGCCTTCAACAACACCTACTGCTCCTCCACAGCAAGGAGCACCTACTCCAGCACCGTCTTCTCCGGCAACTCCTGGAAGAACACCTGATGCTACCCGTCCCGAAGCTACTGCACCTCCGCCTCCAGCAGATTCTCGTTTGATCGATGAATTACGTCAAGAAGTAGAAGCTCAAAGAAGAGGAGGAGCAAGTTTAGATGTAGCTTTAGAAAATGCTCGTAGTCAACGTTTATCTCGCACTCAAGAAGATATAACCCAACGATATGATGCTCGCAGACAAGACCTCCAGCGTAGAACTTCTGAAGAATATGCGGGGATTGATGAGGAAATGGAAGCTCAACGTGAAGAAATGTTGGGTGCAGCGGGTTCGGGAGCTAATGATCCTCTTAGACGTCAAATCATAGATCAACAGATTGAAGCCGAACGGGAAAGACGTTATCAAGAAGCTGGTCAAAGATATGATACCGAAGAGGAACAGATAGGTGTAGAAGAAAACACTGAAAGGGCAGAGGCGCAAAGAGAACTGACTGATGTCTTAAAAGAGTTAACTGAAGAACTAAGAAGGCAGGAGCAATCAGGAGGAGGAACGAATACTGACTCTTTTCTGGGTAAGTTAAGAGAACAGAGAAAACAAATCCTTGCGGAACGAGAAGCTGCTACCGATGAAGCTGGAGTAGCTGATGCTAACTCACGTTTAGCTCTTATTGATGAAGAGTTAAGAAGAGCTATGAATGCAGGGATGCCTGCACAGGGTAGACCGTTTTATGATCCCGCCTTGCAAGGAGCTCAAGGAATACAAGGTTTAGTTGGTGGTATAAGTTCAGGAAATCTTGGTGGTACGATTATGGGTGGTGGACAAGCTATTGCCGCTTTATCAGGAATGGGGATGCGTTCTATGCTGAGATTCATGGGTTGGGCAGGAGTAGCTGCTGCAGCCGCATCAGGATTAGAAGCCACTTCTGATAGATCAGAGGGTTTATCTGATCTTGCTCGTTATAGAACGACACCTTATCGGGATATGACGGACGCTCGTCATTATTTAGGCGCAGAACTTCCTTTCGCTCGTACTCAATATGGTACGGGTTATGCTCAATACGGAATGGGTCAAGAGGAATTTGCTCAACAGGCTGCTCGTCGTATTCGAGGAAGAGGAATGACTGAAGATTGGTTTGAAGAAACCATGGGTCAAATAGGATTAGAACGTTCTTTAGGATTAGATCAAGACGCTTTAGTGAAAGGAGGTCAGTATGATCGTTATGGACAGAACGTAACAGACGCTTTGAGTCGAATGGTTACCGTCTTGGCGGGAATTGAAGATTCGGGCGTTTCATTTGACGATTTCTCTCGAGTTCAAGAGAAATTTGATATCCAACAACAGATAATGGGAAGTTACATGGGACGTACCGATAGACCAGATTATGATGTAGCCAATCGAACATTAGCTGCATTTTCTTCTGTTCCGGGAATAACTCAAGACGCTCGTATGGGTTCTGATATACAACAGTTCCAGAATATGATACAAAACCCAATGAACGATAGGATGCAAGCCTTGGTATATGGAACGGTTGCTGATCTTTTCCCTGAAACTGGAGGACGAATGGATTTAATTGATCGTGCTCTTCAAGACCCAAAGAATGAAGGAGAGATAATGCAAGCCGTGGTACAAAGAATAGTTTCTCAATTCGGAGGGATAGATACTCAGATGGGATATTTCGCTTTTAAGGCATTGCTACCAAATATTGCTCCGGATAGGAGAGACGCTTACATACAAGCGTTTACCGAAGGAGGAGATGCTGGACGAGTGCTTGCTGGCGAAGGCTACGACTTCGGAAAGGGAGGTCAGGTAGATATAGCCGCTCAAGGGAATCGACAGAAATGGGAACAAACTGCCTTGGGTTACTTTACCGATTGGACAAAGGCGTTAAAATCTATAACAGAAAATACTGCTACGGTAGCTGGTAAGATTACGGGAACTACTCGCAGTCCTTCTCCTAACGCAACTCTTCCGGCTACAAAATAATAAGATGTATGGACAAGCAAGATAACAATAATTATATTTGGCTTTATCATAATGATAATACTGTAAAAACGCTCTCTGATTTTATCGAGAGAGCGTACATATACGGTATTTCTCCTCAAGATTTATTTGATTATAATCGAGATTTAATTTTCCAGCAAATGTCTCCTCAAGAGAAAACGGAGTACATGAAATCTCTGAGGAAGAAGGGGAAACTCACGGCAGCAGATTTGAAGGTAGATATGACATTGCCGTGTCCTTGTAATCTCAAGATAAACGCCAGTAATGTTACAGCGGAAATAGCTATCAATCAAACTAATTTACAAATCAATATTGACGACTATTACGCTTTTGCAGATGAACAAATTCAGAACATTCTCCAAGACGAAGGATATAGAGCTGATAATCTTACCAAACGAAGTATTGATTGCAAAGTATTCGGTTGGTTTAAATCTATGTATTACGTAGGGCAAGTTCAATCAGGTGAGGTGGTTCGGCAAGACAATACTGGCTTTATAGATTTAAGTCGTCATATAATGTCACTTTCTACTTTGAGCGATAAGAACGGAGGGAGTTTTACTCTGAGACTTCCGATTATTAATGCTAAGGGATATATGTCCATCATACAAAAACGTAGCAATAACGATAAGGATTGGGCTCAAAAGGGACAATCAGAAAAGAATAAAGCTAATCTTTATGAATATGGAAATAATGAGTATTTTTCCAAAACAGCTTTTGCGGACGTAGAAAGTAATTATTTCAATTGGTTAATTTCTTCCAATGATTTACTCTTTATCAGTTTTGAGAAATTAGAGATGGAGCCAGAAAGGGATGATACCATAGACGACAAAGACACGTGGGGGATAAATACCGCTATTTCCGGAAACGTTTATGATATGATTGGATTAGTGGATGACGTAGCAATGGTGACAGACGCCAATAGCGGAAATTCTTATGTAGAAGTAACGGGAAGAGATTTGATGAAACTCTTTATAGAAGATGGTTCTTTTTTCTTCAATCCTTCTACCACTTCTGATCCCAGTACGGTTTTCATAAATGAACATTCTACGGGGAAACAAGGCGATATACGAGAGGCGGATCAAGTGAAGAATACTTACAATAATCCTATAAATCGTTTGAGACGAATCACGGGAGAAATTGATGTATTCGCCAATCGAATTAATATGGACATCGGATATATTCTAAAAGGAGTTATATCTCAGCTGGCGAATATTGAAGTAGTTCCCGATTACGTATTTGATTCTTGGGGAGATGCGAGAACGAAATTTATTGAATTGTATCCACAAAAAGAAGGAGAGAAGAAATAATGGCAACAATAATACCTTTCCCAAAAGGATTTTTGAGAGGCTATGATCCATTTATCATTACCAGCGTTTTTGGTGCACCGAGAGGAAATAATGTTCATAAAGGTTTAGATATTGGATGTCCTGAAGGAACACCGCTTTATTCTCCGATTGAAGGAGTAGTACAAACTCTCAAGAAAGATAGCTCTCCCAACGGAGGATTTGGACTTTATATAACCATCCGACAATATCTAACAGTAGATTTGTACTTTGATTTTATTTTTGCACATCTGAGTAAATATAATTCTCAATTAGCAAAGGGAGTTCAAGTTTCAGCGGGAACTTTATTAGGCGAAACAGGCGGCACACCAGGAACAAAAAATGCGGGACATTCTACTGGTCCGCATCTTCATTTAGAAATAAGAAAGAACGGAACAGTTCCAGTAAATCCCATTTTTCCCTTTTTATATAAGCAAAAGTGCATAGAGAATAACACTCAAAAAATACTGAGTTACGGAGTAGAAGAAACAGGATTCAATTATACTTATTCTTCAGATGAAGTGACTTCTATTTCTACGATAAAGCCGAATGGGAAAGATACCACCGATTGGGCGGCTACCGAACCTCTTGTTAAGAAAAAGACGAAGATTCCTACTTCAGTGAAAGAACGTTTAGCTCCTGGAATTTGGCAAATAGTCAAAATTCTAATGGACTCATCCGTCAATCAAAAACAAGTTTTAGATTCGGGAATTTCAGTTCAGCAAGGTTCGCTGATAAATTACTTCCGGAAAGTTTGTCAAGAACCTCTGGTGGAGTTTATGGGAGATACCTATGGAGATCAATATTACATTATTGTTCGTCGCCCGCCTTTTGATAAGGAAGGTTATAATCGACAACTGGAATTGACCACTACGGAAATTCAATCCGATATGATCATGTCTACGAATTTAAGCTGGAACAATCAAGGTATTTATTCCTGGTATCAATTCATCCCTTACGCAGACCTTTTAGGTATTAAAGAAGGTAATCTATTTATGCCAGCTGTATTCTTTCCGGAGTATGCCGCTATTTGGGGCAGTCGTCCTCTTTGCATTGAAAGTAATTACTATAATTTCGCTTACAGTGGAAGATGGAATAACAATAAACCAGAGAATAAGGAAAACGGGGATCGAATCATTCGCAATGCTTATAAGGATTTGAAATTCTTGATTGAGAGTAATGCTTATGCTCCATTCACTCGAAGAGGAACGATTGTAATTCAAGGTGATCGTAGAATCAAAAAGGGAACATTAGTTTCTCTCCCTTCGGGGGAAATCTATTATGTCGATTCAGTTTCCAATTCCTATGAGGTTAGTATGGGCGGTGTGAGTCGTGTGACTACTCTTCAAGTTTCCCGAGGAATGTACGCTAATTTCTTGAATGATAAAGAAGTAGCGGGAAAGAAATACGGTTATTTTAATATCATTGATTTCGGAGACACTCCAGATGATCAGGTAACTTCCGCTAATTGGAAAGATATAATGTCAAAATGGAAAGTGAATATAGACGTATTTGGATTCTTTATGAGAAAGGAGCAAGTGTTCTGGAACCAGATTTATTTAAACAAAGAAAACAATGGCTGATCAAAATTACATAGGAATTGATAATCTCTATACTGGCGTAGGAAGTGCGGGCGTAGGATTTGTAGTAGTTCCGGATGAAACTACTCGAGATCAATATATTGCAGATTGTTATAGAACTATGACATTAGCAATAAACGGAGGTATCGGATATGGCTTCTTTCAGGCTGTTCCGACCAGTCCAGATGTAATGCAAAATATAAATTTCCCAAGAGAAGGGAATCGAGGCACACCCGTAGTTTGGGTCAAAGATGCTGTTTCCAATCTTCCTGTCGTTGTAGGTTATTTGAAAGCGGACGGAGATTTTATTCTTACTCAGGAGTATCAATATCGAATGAGACGTTCTAATGAAGGAAGAGTTATTGAGGTTTTTGCAGATGGAGATCAAGCGCAATTACAAATTAATATTTTAGGCGATGAAGCTAATCCATCCCTTTTCAATATAAAGATAAACAGTAGCAATGAAAGTTCTGAATTCAATTTATCTTGCGATAATAAGATAACCGTTGTCGCCCAGAACGAAGTTGATTTGATAACCAATGGAAAGTTTTCAGTTGCGATTAATACTCAAGACGGAGAAGAAAGGGGGAAGATTGAATATGAATTGGAGAAAGGTCTGACCATCGTTTCGGAAGATAGTGTAAACGTTACGGTGAATGATATCGAAAACGCACAACAAAAAGCACAATTTTCTTACAAAGCGGGAACAGGTTATACTTATACCGATGAGTTTGGGAATAAGATTATTGCTAAAGATGGAGAGGTTGATATAATTTCTTCTAAGATAAATTTAGGAGGTGGAAAAGAAAAAATGGTTCTTGGAGATACTCTTGTAAGTACGATGGGACAGATATTGGATGCTATCGTTTCTTTGACCGTTATGACACCAGTTGGAACCAGTGGTCCTCCTCTCAATGCAGCTCAGTTTACAGCTATTAAAAGTAAACTGAATGAAATATTATCGAAACTTTCAAATACTGATTAGAACTGATGAATATTCTTGGAAATTCAATAAATAGTGCGGTTGAAAATACCAGGTCAATTTTAGCGGCTACTGGTAGGGCAGCACTTCATGCTTTAGCTCCGGATTTGATTGAATATTATCTATGTTCTTTGGAGCTTCTGGATAGTTCTGGAAATACGAAAGGTTTCATGACGTTTCCAGTTATGCCTACCAATATGTCGGAAACGAAGACTCAAATAGCTACGATTTCTAAAACCAATACAGGAGTAGTAAGTGTTTTTAACAGCACTTTCTGTCCCGTAGATATTTCTATTCAAGGAACGTTTGGGCGAAAGTTTCGACTTATGATTGGAGCTACTGAACCTCCAACTGATGTTTCAGCCAGTTCTTATTTTGGTGACGAATGGAATGGAAGCGTGGGGAGAGTAGCAGGTCAGAATGTTCTCATAAAGACGGGATATGGTTTAGTGAAGATGCTTAAAAATATGTGTGCTCAATCTTGGAAGTTAGATGACAAAGGAGAGCCTTGTATTTTAGTCTTTACTAATTATGCTTTGAATACTTCTTATATCGTAGAAGTCCTTCAAGATTCTTATCAACAGAACATAGAGAACAATATGCTTTGGTTCTATTCTTTAGAGATGAGAGGGGTTGCCCCAGGAAGCGCAGTCAAAGGGAATCAATCTGCTAATTTAACAAAGCTCATTACAACGGTAGCAGCAGGAGCGATAGCAAAAAGCATTGGTAATATTGTAAATGATTCGGAAAGAATCTTAAATTTAGGGTTATGATCGAAACGATTGTTATTGAATTTGAGAAGGTGACGAAATATCCGATGCTGGATTTCCTACGTCAATATCAGGATTTCATGTTGAATTCCTATTCTGCTATTAATAGCTATTATTCCGGTCAGATCGAAAGCATAGACAATGAACATTTGATTGCTCTCAGTCAATTAACTTCCGAATGTAAGAACGTATTATCTTACTTTAAAAACTTCGCTAATAAGTTTGCTACTTGTGGCTACTGGGAGCTTATGGATTATGTAGAAACACTCAATACTAATATCGAAAAGATAAATAAGCTTCCAAAATTCCGTCGTACTTCTTTGACTAAGAAAGGTTATATGCCGTATGTACAAGTTCAAGGAAGTGTAGGAAGTTTTCGAACCATGGAGGATGTTGCTAATTCAGTTAAGCAATTGAATCAAGATAATACCAATTGGATTGATCTTCAGCTCTCGAATGATATGAACGAGATAGATTGGGAGATTGATAAATTAACTCCCATTAATGTCTTTGTTAATAATCAAACGGATATTGTCGTAACTACGATTTTAGATCAACCTATTGGCGTTCGAATATACGGAAGAGATATTGCTCGAAAGATTAAATTTGTAACTAATGACGTGGAAATTAAATCTTATCAAGACAACATAGAACAGAAATGTGAAATACTTCTGGGATTAAATCGAGGAGACGTTCCAGAAAATATGTTGTTTGGCAAGAATATGAGTCTGATAGCGGGAGTGACCGTGAAGCAATTCGCTTATCCTGCTTTAGTACAAGATATTCAAGAAACCTTCTTACAAGATGATTTGTTTGAATATGTTAACATAACTGATTTTAATTTTAATGACGGAAGTATTGAAGTTACTTGCGAAATTAAAACTAAGTATGATTACAAAACTGAAAAGAAAATAGTTATATGATAACAAAACTTATACCTATACAAGAACTTAAACAGATGTTCTTGGAAATATTCTTAAACAAAACCGACAAGGTCAACGATGTTTCGGAAGAATCGGTTCTGAACGGTATTGCTTATGGAGTAGGGAAGGTGGGACAAAAATGTCTTGTAAATCAAGCTGTCGTCGAAGGTCACATTTTCCCCGAAACAGCTTATGGAACGTATCTGGACGAGCTGGCGAAGATATGGGGAGTTTCCCCGAGGTTTGGAGCGGCAGGTAGTTCTACTTATTTGCGTTTAGTAGGAGATGAAGGAACAACTTATATGGCAGCTACCCAAACATTCACTTCCGCTTCAGGTGTAACTTTCAGTTTGGAATCAGATGTGGTAATAGGCGTGAATGGATATGAATATGCTAAAGTAAGTTGCGATCAAGTAGGTTTAGCCACCAACGTTGATCCCCTTTCGATTAATCGGGTAAATCCTATTCCCACTGGACATATTGCTTGTACTAATGAATACCGAGCTACAGGAGGAAGAGATGAAGAGGATGATGATCTTTTTCGTATTCGTATCAAAGAAAGCGTAAATCAATTAGCAAGAACAACGCTTTCTTATTTAGAACAGGTTTTCATGAAAATCAACAATAACGTTCTTCGACTTCATAAAGGTGGGGTAGACGGAGATGGAAAATTCAATCTTATTGTAGTTTCGGTAAACGGACAGGATTTTACCGAAACAGAATTCAATGAGATTCTCATGAAGAGTGAAGAATATCTTTCTTTGTCAGAACTGATGAACACAATATCGGGTTATGCTCTCAAGCTGAATAACGTTAACTGGTTACCAGTGGATATAGAGTTTCGAGCTGAAATTGATCCAGCTTATGATCAAGAACAGGTTCGGAGAGATATTCAGATTCAGATGGGGAAACTTTTCGATTATCGTTTTTGGAATTATGGTAATAAAGTGGAATGGGACGATTTGCTGTTTGTGGCTAAAAATGTAGATGGAGTTCGATACGTGCCCGATACGCACTTCTTCCCCCATGCTGATATAAATGTACCCGAATATCGACTTCCACGCATTAGAGGCTTTGTAATGCGTGATCTCGATGGTAATATCATAGAGGATAACGGAGGTGTATTAAGTTCCTTCTATTATCCGAATGAACCAGATTATTCATTTCAAAGCTCAGTATTAAGTACAATATGATAACGAATTGCAGTACCAGGACGGTTACGGAAGTAGACGGAGATTCGATTTTAATCTCTTGCGTTGCCGATATGAACGAAGACGAGACGACCTTTCCAGAGTTATTTCAGGCTGATCTTTTAGAAAAATCAAGGCAGATAAATAACGTAAATGGAAAGGAAGGAGAATTGTTGTTATCTTATACGGGAAGTGAAGTTGGAGAAGTCGATGCAGCCGGAGAATTAATCATTCAGTTAGATAAGGACAATGTTGATAACTATTACGTTAACAATGAAGGAGATTTGATATACAATGGCTAAAGATAGCAAAATACAGAATATTGGGGATTCACTAATAGTAACGGTAAACCCCAAGGCAGTTGGTAAGATGACGTTGACTTCTTATCAGGATGAGCTTTTGGGGATAACAGCTTCCCGTTCTGTTAGTCGGGATTATCGAATAATAGAGGATGAAATTTTTGCTACTCCTTGGAAACCTCTTGATGATTCTTTGAATCTGGTTATTGAAACCAGTAATTCAATTCAAATCCGCTACATCCGAACAGGAACAGATTCTACGGGAGTGATAGAGTTTGTTAGCATAGATTTTTTAGGTAGTTTTGAAGCTCAGCAATTTGAAGCTCCTACTATCAATTCCAGTATCTTTGCTAATACCTTTAACACTCCGGAAGTAATAGCGTTGGAAAAGAATATCTTTAAAAAACTTTACTTCCGTGGAATCATACCTCGTTACATTACCCGAGGTGATAACATGGATAGAGAAGAGGATGAGGACTATGTAGTTTTGTTCTCAACCGTAGCCAAGTTCTTTTCTATGTTAGTAAGATTCTTCAAACGTTACGAAACCTTTGATACGGACTTTGGTTTGATGCTGGAATGGGTTCGTCAACGAGGTATCTATTTTGATGAGTCTTCGGTTACTTTAGAAGAGCTTCAATATTTAGCTCAAAACTATTACGATGAAATTCGCAAAAGAGGAACGAAAATGATATTCGCTCGAAAGGGAGACGTTCTTCCAGATGGGACGGTAGTTCAAATTGATGGAGAATTAATCCGTCTTATTCGTAGCAAAATAGATAGCGAATTATTGTACGAAAATATACCTCTTTACAAGATAGGTTGGTGGGGAGACAGAATGTCGCCTCTTTATAAGGGAACAGCAAGAGCCGTAGACCTAAACAAAACCAAAGAGAATACCGAAGATTTTCAGAATCTGGATAACTTCCTTCATTATCCCGTTTCTGGTTCTCAAATTTCTTTAGCTCAGACAGACGGAAGAACTTGCGTTCGATTAAAGACGGGAATAAAGATTCCGTGTGGTTTGGGGAATGTAACTTCCAACATGAATGTAGATAACTATCTTTATGTTGCTGATCCAAAGATGGATTATGAGATAACATTCGCCTTTAAAGTAGATCAAACTACTAATATAGGAGATGTGCTAAACTTCGGAGTAGAAGGATATGACCGTTTGAAAAATAAACTGAATGATGCTTTTATTCTTCCTAATGGTGATAGTACTTCTGAAATGTTTTTGAGCAATCTTCCTCTGAATAATTTCATTCAAGGAAAATGGTATTATGTTAGAGGAATTATACACGCTTATTCTTCTCGTAATATTGATGAAACAAAAACTAATATTGGATATGGGAATAATCTCTTTTTCAATAATAGTTTTGTAAAATATATAATTCCAAAGATTTATATTAATGCCGCAAATACAACCGTTTATCTTTGGGATTATAAGATAAGACCTTTGGTAAGAGGTACGAATATTTTGCCTTTGAAAAACGGAAAAGAAAATTCTCATAGTCTTGGATTTATCCAGTGTGCGAAAATATTCTATATGTATCTCCGTAACAATAACAATAGTCAATCTGAGAGGGAGATCACAGATATTATAGAAAAGTATTTGCTTCCTTTCAATATGACGGATATGTTAACTTATATTGGTAATGAATAAACAAAATATATATGTCTGATTTAATTATAAGTCCAAATTTATTTTTGGGGGTTAATGAGCTGGATAGACTCAAGAAATCTCTGAGAGAGGATGGGTATAAGCGGATATCAACGTACTTAACCAATTCTTTTGGTATAGCACAGGACGCTAATAATACTTTCTTCAAAGTGACTCAATTAGCGGGTTCTAACAACACCGTAGTGATTAATAAGGGAGTTGCCTTTGATTCTTCTTTAAATGCTATTGTGTTGGAGAATGATACGCAACTTACAATCCCCAATACAGGAATCACTCAATGGATAGCAATTTCCTATGTTTATACCAACATTGAAAAAGGAACGATAAACGTAAGTGCTTTGGGATCCATTACGGGAATAGGAACAGAATTTCTTTCTGTTTTGCGAGGTCAACCTGATTTTCCTACTAAGGTTCAATTGGTATCGGAATTGAATACGGGAGAGTATGAAGTAGTAGATGTAACTTCTGATACCAGTGCTACACTTTCCGGAGATTTCGTAGCGGAAAGCGGAATTCAATATAAGGTAATTGGAACGTTTACTCCAGGTTTTCAAGTAGATGACGACAATAAGTTTATTTATCAATATGATTCCTGTTCTATCCGTTTGATAGCTTCCGAAGACGTTCCCACGGTAGGAGCCGATGAATTTCTCATTGCTTCCGTTTCTTATGATGGCGTAGGAGCTATGTACATTTCGGATGAAAGGGTTCGTAATATGTTCAATAATCCCTACGAGCAAAGTGGGGGTACGGAAGATGCAGCTGCAATAAATCCTCTGGTAAGTCTTACCAGCGTTGGAACCGTAGGAAAAGGAGAAACAAGTGTAGATATGGAATTGTTGATGGAAGCGGGTTATTCCGTAACTCGTTACGAGTTGGTAACTACTTCAACTTCCAACACTTTAAATATATTAGAAGGAAATTGTAATTTCCTTGGCACGGGAGATATTCCAAACGGTATGTTTACAAACTGGCGTTTTTTAAATCGAAAGAATATGAAGTTTGCTACGATTCAAACGAATCAAAACAAAACTCTTTATATTCCAGTTTTGGATAGTTCTCTTTTTGAGACGGAAGGAAATGATTTCATAATCGTACCGCCTTTTAAAGAGATTGAATATCAAGTTACCGTTTCTAATAATGTAGACCGTCCCTCAACAGCTTTCTATTTTCGAGGCACGCTTCAGAATTTAGTTTCCCGAGGCAGAATCTACATCTACTATCCAGATCAAAAAGCTTCTTTTGTAAGTCCCGTTACTGTCTCTTTGCGTTATCGAATGATAGGAGAGGGAACAAAGAACTATGTTTTCAGTAAATTTGCCGTAGCTCAATTCGAGAATTACATGAGTCAAAACGAAACTTTGGCTGATTCTTCTTTTGATATTGATATCGCTTCAATGCAACCGATTGAAAAACTCCGTAATTATTCTTAAAATTATGATGTTATATTTAACAGGTGCGTCGGCTTCATTAAGTAAGTCACCTGAAATTCAACAGAATGACGCTAATAAGAGTTTGGGAGGATATATTTCTTCCTCCCCAGTTCCCAATGCTGCAATAAACGGCTTGTTTGATATGATATCAATTCAGACGCTCAAGAATCGTTACAAAGAGACAATTGCTATTGCATTGATAAATAAGTTTCCTCAGGCTGTTTCGGATGTTACGATAAAAATTATCAATAATGAAGGTAATATTGCGAATTTCAAAATAGCGGCTGTACCCGTAGATAAACGATATGTTATGGAACATATTGATAATCGTTATCAAGAACCGATGCAGGGAGAATTTATTGACGTCTCCTTTTATCGAGCAGCAGTAGATGTAGAAATCATTAATCCTGGACAGGCTGAAGAGGAAATTGTCTTTGATCCTTTTAATGTAACGGTAACGGTCGAGGAAACGGGAATAGAAGGAACATGGAGAGCGATTGAGGATGCCTTTAGCAGCAATTCCGATTACGATGTGAGGAGATTATCTAAAAAGAAATTTAGGATTGAGAGACGTGACGAGACAGTGGTTGATCCTCCCCTTCAATGTTCTTACATAGCTTCGGAAAACGCTTCCTTTAAATTTGAAGGACTTTTTGGTAATAAAGAAGACAACTCTGCTTTACTTTCCGAAAGAATGGAATCAGAAGAAGCTATTGGAATTTGGCTTCAAAGAGATATTTCTAAAATAAAATACAAGAGTAATCACGAGATTATTCAGGATTGGAAAGACAAAGTAATTCAAGAGACTTTAGAACAAGTGGAGCTTGTTATCAGTTATAATTTAGTCAAAGAATAAGAAATAATATGGCAGGATATAACGATACCAAACAAAAGATACTGGACACTCTAATGCAGCGTCCAGTTGGAACGGAGATTCAACCCGATAATCACCAAGATTTCGCTTTGAGTCTTTTGGATTATTGTCGTAGTGTAGAGCTTATTTCAGCTTCAACACTGATTGGGATAGCTTATACCGATACTGTTCCCGTTCAATCTAATGATGCTTCGGCAGCTTATATAGCCGGAGTAGCGCAAGCCCAAACAGCGGTCTTTACTAATTTCATTGATGAGGATGGTAATGCGATTACGGTTACCACTGGGGATATGGAAGGAAAGATTGTTATTCTTGTATGGAATAGACAATACTGGGATGCGGTAGAACTTCCTACCAGTATTATTAGTTCAGCGGAAAATGCTGAATTTTTTTATAGTCTATTTGTAAGAAAGACGTACTCCAGTAAAGCCCAAATGGAGGCAGATACCAATCCTGTTGGGGATGATGGTAAACCTATTAAGGTAGGAGAGATAGTTTCGGTTTTTAATGAGACAGATGACTCTTATAACGGACTTTATTCTCGTACCGAAACAGGTTGGCAGTATCAAGGGAAATTTTCTAATTTTGGTGATAATATTGATGGCGGAACGGCTTTCACAAAATACGGTGGTGTAAATCGTATCGATGGCGGCAATGCTTATGGTAATTAAAAGAGAGAACGGCTATGGCAAGAATGATATTGCGTAAAGATACCGCTGCGAATTTCGCTTCCCAAAATCCTTTGATTTTAGAAGGGGAATATGCATTGGAAACTGATACCCGAAAATATAAACAGGGGGATGGGGTAAATCCTTATAATGCTTTGCCGTATTGTAGTCCAGAAGTCGTTCAGGAATTGGGCAATAGTTTGATTGCTACCATTTCCCAGAAAGTATTAACCGAGAAACTCACTGAAACTAAAGAATTGGTAAACGTATTTAAAAGACAAGAAAAACTCATTTGATATGGCGACGATTATACAATTAAGAAGAGATAATACAGTAAACTGGGCTGACGCTGATCCTATTCTGGCGGAAGGTGAGATGGGCTGGGAGAAAAGCGGAAATGAAATAACTGCTTATAAAATAGGCGATGGAGTTCGGAAATGGAGTGAACTTCCTTATGGTAGCAATATCTCTATTCTTCAAGAACTGGGGGATAGCGAAACAGCTACCATGAGTCAAAAGGCGATAACGGATTCTATTAATTACACCTGCGTGGAAATTGTGGGATTTGGAATTAACGCCTCTTCAGCAGGAGTAACCAAAACTGGAGATGTTTATTATAAAACAGATACCAATCAATTAAGAAAATGCTCTAATTATGAAAATTCAACTTTTATAACTCTAAGGGTTGACGATTCAACTCTGATCTATTTCAATGAGAAGTACTATCTTTATTCTGATCTAACAAAGGAAGGAACTTCTTCCTTATTTAATCGTAAAAGATTATTATATACTCGTAATGAAGAAAATGGAATATTAAATAACCTATTAATTGGTACTATTAACGAAGGAAATGCAGTAAATGGAATCAATGGAACTTACGTTGCAAGTTCTAATTTCAGTTGTGCTTATTTTAATGTTTCTCCAGGAATGATGATCGGAGCTTTATTGCCATACCAAGGAGGACTTTTGGGTTTAGCGTGGTTTACTGAAGATAACGTGTTTATTAGCGGAGAAAATTATCCTGTTGATACTGATTATATAAATAAGGGTTTGTTTTATAAAGAAATTGTTGCTCCTGATAATGCCTTTATTCTCAAAGCTACTGTTTTCAATAAAGCGAACCGATCAACAGAAGGACACTACAGCAATTTCGCAATCATATCATATTTGAACAAAGATTCTGTTAAACTGAATCAAGATGAAATTTGTCGCTTTTATAGGGTTAATTCTGTAACTGGAGTTGTTGATAAAACGGATGTAATGGGATGTACCCGTTACATAGATTGCAAGGGAGTAAGTTCTTTTAAGGTTATGATGCCGTCTACCCCAACATCCACCGCAGAGGCAGGATGGGGATTAGCATTTTACAACGCTTCTAAGACATTTATATCCGGAGTGAATAAATTAGTAGGAACCAATGGAGCTTCCTTGATAACGGTCACTGTACCTAACGGTGCAGCATATTTCCGAACTACTTATTGGAACTATACTCAAATTAAAACTAATAATTATCCGGAATTTGAATGTTATATAGATTATCCTAAAGGAGTATTAGGATATGGTAAATATCGTCCTTACATTTCTGGAGAAATATATTTTAGTAGGAAGGTAAATCAGGGTGTGAACAACTATTGGGATAACACCGTTGAGATTCAACAACCAACGTCTTATAAAGATACCACAGGTGTTCTCCTTCTTCCCTCCAATTATTCCCCAGAAGGGAATCCCGTTCCTATTATAATGTATTGTCATGGATATAGTCATTATGTTTATTACGATCATTGGGGAGCTACCGATTCCTTTAGATTACAAAAGCAACATTGGGCAGATGCGGGATTTGCGGTATTCGATTGCAACGGAGCGAGAAATAATACCAAAGTAGCTAATTTTACAGGAGCAGGTTCGTCTCAATTTGTAGATGGATATCGCCAATGTTTAGATTACATAAAAGAAAATTACAATGTAGAAGATAGAGTTTGTATAGTAGGGGGATCAGCTGGAGGACCAACGGCTATTAATGCCGCTTATTATTGGAGCGATGTGAAAGCAGTAGCTCTCCTTTCTGCTTGGACAAATTTGCTTACCTGTTCTTGGGATCAAGGCGTTCGTGATACATTTGTAGAATATCTTGGATTTGCAAACACTACTACTTACGAAAAAGATAAAACCGTGGGATATGATCCTGCATTAAGGATAGTTACAATCGCTGAAAACGAATATGAATATTTCCCAGTTCCAGTAAAGGCTTGGATAGGAAGTACAGAATCTACACACGTACTTTATACAGCTTTATATCGTTTTATAAATGCTGCTCGAAATCAAGGATGCACAGCATTTATTAGAGAGCTTGAAGGATTAACTCATACTGATGTTGTTAGTGGCGCTAATGTGACGGTAGACACAGAAGTAGCAACTTGGTTTAAAACGTATTAATTATGGCAGCTTTAATTCAACAAAGAAGAGATACAGCCGCTCACTGGAATCGGGTTAACCCGATTCTGGCGGACGGTGAAGTAGGATATGAAACCGATACCCGACAAAGAAAATTAGGGGACGGTATTACGCATTGGAATGATCTTCCCTATGATGGCAATCCCTGCCTTCAGGAAATGGGAACGAGCGAAATATTCCCAATGTCTCAAAATGCAGTGACTAAAGAGCTGGAAGGCATAGGTGCAGTAGTAAATGATATTTTGATCGATTACGGGACTGCTCTCTCAAAATACGGTGGTTCTCCGGCAATTGATTATGGTAATGCAAGTACGGAGTAAAAATATAGATTATGGCAACAATTATTCAATTAAGAAGAGACGAAACAGTAAATTGGGTGGAAGCTGATCCCATTCTCGCCGATGGCGAACCAGGAATTGAAATAATATCAGGTAATTCATTGGCTCTCAAGATTGGCGACGGTATCCATTCCTGGAATAATTTACAGTATATTTTTTCTGGTTCTGTCAGTCCTGGAGAATTTAATAACCTTGGAAGTATAACAGAAGAAAGTTTTAATAACCTTGTGTCTCAAGGGTATTATTTATATAGTTTACAATCGGGCAGCGGAGAGGTTAAAGGAATTTTGGTTGTTAGTAATAATGGAGATATTCTGCAAATTCGCTATGAATTTAACGGCATATACATTCGTTCTCGTACAGACGAAGGCTGGGAAGAATGGGGTGATGCGTTCGTAAGCAAACTTCGGAAACATATTGATAACGATACGATATATTGGGACGAATCTAAGCAAGTAATTAAATCCAAGGGGGAGGGGGGCATACAGACTATTTCCATACGGGTATCTATAAATCCAGCTAATATTGGACAATGTACAATTTCTGCCACAGGAGATACCGTAAGTATAGTAGAGTCAGAAGATAAAAGTAACTACTATATTATAGCCACTAAGACAGGAACCGTTACTATTAAGGTTATTCCTAAAGACGGATATCAGGTACAAAAATTAAACGTAGACCAAGTAAGTCAAGGCTCCGTATCAGAATATACCTTTGAAAATTTGGCTTCTGATCATACCATGTATGTGTGGATGGAGGAAATGTTGGTGCAAACCGACACGGACTTCCTCATCCGCAGTGACAAACCATCCGTTTATTATTCGGGACTTGGAGAATGTATTGCCGCAATTAAAGAGGATTATCCGGATAAACTCACAAAGGATATTATGATTTCCTGTGTAAAGAAAGCTATGGAAATCCGCGGATCACAATGGAACTCAACTTATGGAATCTGGACATCCACTCTGTTAGATTGGAATAAAGACAGCCTTTATACTTTGACTATCAATGGCAACGATTTATACACCATCAATTGCAGATGGTTGGGTGGATTGTTGTTTGAGAATGTGGATAATTTGTTTATTAAAGGCGTTTCCATGCTTAATTACTGTAACTTCTCTGGTGCTTCTTCTCCGGAAGAACTTGCGGCTATTATGGTACGTAGCAATGACGCTACGGACAAGGTTAAGAATGTGGCTCTGCATAACTGTAAGTTCAATGGCTACTATACGGACAGTTCCGGAAAACAGTGGCACACATGGTATTGTTTGAGATTAAAAAATGTCTCTAATGCACTAATAGACTCCTGTAATTTTGATAGAGCTTCTTCGGTGGTAGTATATATGAATGGGATAGATAGTGCAGAAATAAACCGTTCTTATCTTAAAGGAGATTACTACATAAACGCTGGTGGATTAGGTCACGCAAATGTATTGTCTATTTCTGGAAATAATGCTTATTTGAAATTGGCAGATAATACTATTGACGGCACAGGTATGATAG